CCGCGAGGTTGTCCAAGATGCTGGCGACTTCAACGCCGGGATGCGGGCCGTCCGCGAATGCGGCGTTCTCGGTTTCGATGACGATGGTGACTTTATGCATGATAGCGCTCCTAGAGGATGTTGATGTCGTTGATGAGCTTTTGAGCGCGCACCACATCAGGATGCGCGGGGCCGAGTTCGTCGGGGTTGGACTGCACGGAGAGCGTAAGCGCCTTGAGTTCCGCCAGCAGCCGCTCCGCGTTAGCGAACATCGTCGCGTAGCACTCGGCCTCGTGCTGGTTGGGGAATGCCTTGACGTTCATGGTGGCGTAGACGACCGCGCTGTCGCCCTCGCTGACCACCAGCGTCTTGGTCCTCGCGGTGAACTGGTAGTGGACTTCCATGTTCATGCTGTGCGCCTCCTATGCGCTGAAACCGTCGAGATCGTTGATGAGGTGGTCGTCCCAGGCGTCTGTGCCGAGCACGTCGAGGTTCCAGGAGAACTCGGCGTCGTCACCTGTGATGCTCCAGAAGCGACCCTTGTTGCCTTCGCTGTCCACGAGGCTGAACTCGTACGTGGGCAGCTTGGTGTTGCGGACGTAGTGCTCGAACTCGCGTTGGAACTCTTCCCACCAGAAGTCCTCATCGGGCGGGAAGTAGCCCTCGCAGCATATGTCGTCGTCATCGTTGCTGCGGTACGCTGCCGGGAATTCCATCGCGGTCACGTTGGCCGCGTCGATGTCTAGCAGCCAGCGGTCCATATCGTCGAAGATGCCGCCTGTGCTGCCCACGACCTTGCTGCGCTCCAGGAGCGGGATGGTGATTGTGCAAGATTCGGTGCCTTCGTGATAGCCCGTGCTATTGTAGCCGGGCCGGGTCATGTACACCTCAAGCCGGGGCTCTTGCGTGTCCGTGATGAACGTGTTGAGGCGCATGGACGGGTTGGTCATGCTGTTCTTGCACAGCGGGCCAACCATCAGCAGCACAGCGCGCAGGCTGTAGTACATCTTGGTGATGGTCGTGTTCTCGTTGCTCATGTTGTCCTCCTGGTGGCGAACGCAGCTTCGCCTTTTTGGGTTTCCCCGACTGGTTGCAAACAGTGTCTCACGATTCTAAACACCTGTCATACTCCCCTTCGGGGAGTTGACAGGTGTTTATGCATCAGTAGCAATAGCTTTACAAACGGTGTTGCGGCTCACGCCTAGCAGTTTAGCCACCTGCACTTTGTTCATGTTGCTGCGGTAGGCCTCACGTATCGCAGCGTAGTCGCTGTAGGCGCGCTTCACGTCGATGTCCTCCACGAGTGCCATGATGGTCGGCCTGCTTATCAGAAAGCGGCGGCTGATCTCTGTTGCGTTGCCGCACTTGCGGTATGCGGCCCTGATGGCGTCCACGGTGACTTGCGGCGGGCTGTTCTGGGGTCGCGTGGTGCGCTCCCCGTGCTTGAGCACGGTGATGACGTTTACGTTGCCCGGCCCATACGGCTGCGTGGCGTCCTTGAGCCGGATGATGTGCTTGGCCGTCACGGTGTAGCTCTGTGCGAGCCACCACGCCTTGAAGTCCTTGTAGTCTAGCCACTTCAAGCAGACACCTTGCGGGCTGCCCAGCATGTTGCGCCAGCGCACATAGAGCTTGTTGCGCTGTTTCGCGCTGGCATCGTTGCCCTGCTTTCCTGTGCGCTCATTGCGCAGGCACCCGCATGACTTTGTAGCGCCTCTGCGCAATGACTGCGACACCGTGCAGATGATGTTCCCGCAGTCGCATTGGCAGTACACACCGACGCGAGCGCAGAAGAGCTTGCGTGACCTTGTGAAACCGATGACGGTCAGTCTGCCGTAGCGGTCATCGACCGCCACAAGCGTCTTGCGCCCCGCCATCACGCCCACCGCATGAGGACTTCACCTTCCGGCAGCGGGCAGTTCGCTACCCACACGATGTCGCGCTTGATGGTGAAGATGTCCGAGACATCAGGCACGTCGATGCCCTCGAAGACGTTCAGGCGCATCGTCTTGCCCTTCACGCCCTCGGTGTGCACCAGCCACTCGTAGAGGCGCATGAACTGCGCGACATCGTCCTGTTCGTGCAGCGTTATCGTCATGCCGTCGAGCAGCCACAGCACCCTGGAGACGGCGTTGATGGTGTAGTGTGCGGTGTAGAGGAGCAGCCGCGTGTCGGGGTCGCAGACGCTGCGGATGCCGCGAACGAGTAACCGCACCATGTCCGGGTACAGCAGCGGCTCACCGCCGGTGAGGATGATGTCCTTGTACCCTGTGAAGCCTTCAGGGCGCGGCAGCGCTTCGTAGTTGAAGCTCTTGTTGCAGCAGCCGGGGCAGTCACGATTGCATTCCGGCCATAGTATCAGGCGCATTTTGTCGGGCATGTGCTCACCACTCCTTTTGCGCGATCCCGCGCATCTTTGAACGCGTTGGCCATTACGAACATGCTCGGCGCGATGTCGCTGCATTCGAAGCCGAACTTGAACAGTTCGAAAAGGCTTTCGATTTCGTACACCTTCGGGTCTTTGTCGCCTATGAGCGTGATGCGCCGCACGAGTTCTTCGTGGTCGCCAGTGAAGTGTGCCAGCATCGTTTATTCCTCCTCACGCTTGCGGATGTAGACGGTCCAGTTGGTGTCGAACTGCCCGCTGTCGGTGATGACGAACAGGAAGTCATGCGCGGGAAGCTCTCTGCGCAGCGTCTCGGCTTCGACCTTGGGGTCGTCGTTCTGTCCGGCGTGGAAGCCGGTCTCGTAGCGCACACAGCCGTTGGTGTCGCGCTCCATGCACGTCCACCCCTCTGCGACCAGCACAGGGGCAAACCATCCCCAGACCGCCTTTGCGGGGTCGTTCTTGTAGGCGTCGATGATGCCACCGCGGCTGCTGTGCGCGCATTTGTAGCACCCAGCGCCTTCGCCGGGTATGTAGATGTAGTTGGGCTGCCACCCCCAGCCCGTCGGCGAGGTGTTGACGAACGCGCCGCAGTCGCAGCAGCCTTCGATTTCGTCGTAGAAGGTGCGCCTGACGGCGGGGTAGTTGCGGCGCAGGAAGCGCCCCAGGCGGTTGAATTCGGGCTTGTTCCAGTTCGCCACGACGACAAGCTCACCGCCGTCGGCTTCTTGGTAGCGGCCCCAGTTGAACTCGCCGCTGTCACCGTCACCCCTGGCGTAGTGGTAGTCCATGAGTGCGGTGAACACGTCCTCGGTATCGCGATTCAGCTTCTTGCAGCCCATCACGACCTCCTAGAAGCAGCGCAGGGCGTAGCGGATCGCGCCCTTGCTCATCACGCTGCCGTCGGGGAGCGTCGTGGAGTTCGTGCTCTCCAAGTCCTCGTAGATGGCTTCAGCGGCCTTGTCCTTGTTGCCGTACTTGCGCACAGCGCGCCGCGCCATGTCATAGAGGCCTTCGTCGTTCGCGATCCAAAGGCTGACGTTCTCGTAGTTCGTGCTTGCCATGTCGTTACCCCTCCAGTCTGTAGTTGATGATGACGCGGGCGAAGTCGGCGGCGAAGGGCATGTCGTTGCGGAACTCCCGCCACGGCCCGTTGTCGAGGCTGCACATGAGCCCGCCAGCGGTATCGACGACAACATCGAAGCTGTGCCCGTTGCCCTCGTAGCTGTAGCGGGGGAGCACCTTCACGCTGCCGTCGCCGTTGTCCATGTTGAACTTGCCCTGGCTGAATCCGTTGTCGCTATTAGAATTCACGCTGCACCTCCACGGCTTTGCCGTCCTTGTTCACCCAGGTGACGCTGTACGTGCCCACACAAGCGCACATGACGCCTTCGAGCCGCAGCACCTCCATAGCCAAGTTAGGAATCTTTATGCTGCCGCAGTCGTCCACGATCTTGCCGTCGGCATCCGTGAACACGCTCGTGCCCATGTAGGCGTCGTAGCACTTCAAGCGAGGATGCCGCTTGAAGACACGTTCGACCTCCTGCCGCAGTATCTCCTTGCCCGCTTCAATCAGCACCGCCACAGCGTCGTCCCAGCGCCGTTCAGCGCGGCTCACGTAGTCGTGCTTGCGTCGCTTCATCCCGGCAGCCCGCCGAAGAGAGCGTCCTTGAGCGCCTCCAGCGTGTCTGCGGGCAGGTTGATGCGTAGGAAGGAAGCGATGTGCGCGGCCTCCATGCGTGGCTGCGGCGGCAGGTACTGGCCGGTGATGGCCTCATAGCTGCGCTGGGTGAAGAGGGTGAGGACGGCCTCGCCGGGTCCGACATCGTTCTTGCGCGTTGTCACGACGTTGCGTCCGTAGAGGTCCATCTGGACTCCATTTTCCGTGGTGATGATGTCGCTGCTTTCCATGCTGTCCTCCTAGCGGTTAGCGGTTATGGCGTCTGCCAGCGTGGAGTAAGTGCCGTGGCCGTCCTTCTCCGGCTTGTCACACAGAACCATCATGGAGTTCGTGTACTGCGTGGCCGCCCAGAACCGGCATATGGCGAAGTGGCTGCTGATGCGGGTGACGTGGCCGTCGAAGCGGAAGATGAACAGTTCCCCGTTTTCGGTGTCGTGGTAGTAGTGCTCATCAACGGCGTCGAACATACCCAGGCACTTGATGATTTCGTTGTTGGCCACCATAGCGGAGCACGCCGCATTGAGCATGTTCGTGCTGTGCCGGGTATCTTCCTGGCTGTTCACGATCATGAATCCGCGCTCGACGAACACGCCGTTGGTGTAGTGGATGACGACAGGCATTGTCATCCCCAGGGCCGCCATGACCATGTGCAGTTCATCCGCGAACATGTCGATGATTTCAGCGCCATTCTCCGTGAAGGCGTACTGGCCTTTGCCGGGCTGCGAGGTGACGACGACACGGCTGGGCTGGTAGTCGTCACCGTAGATGCTCTTGAGTTCGCGGATGATTTTACGTGCCGTCTCCGGCCCGTCCTCCCAGCCCTCTGCGACGTTGCGCAGCACGATGAGTTCGTCGAAGGTGAAGCTGCCCAGATTGGCGTGAAGCATGTTGCCTCCTTTGTGCGGGTGTCTGCCTCGTCAGCGCCGGGAGACTATCTCCGGCGTATCGCCCCTGCTCCTACAGGGGCGATTTCGGCTCACACTTCCTTGTCGCGTCTCCAGTACTTCTGCACGATGCCGCTGATGGCCTCGGTGATAGCGTCGTGCCCGGCGTCGCCCACATGCTGCCAGTCGTCCATGCACAGCATGTCGCTCACGGTGTCGTCAACGACAGCGCGCTGGGCGTCTGTGAGTTCAGCGTAGACCTGGCGGGCGTGTTCTTCCCGGACACGCTTGGCGATGCCGCTGATGAGCGCGCCCAGCTTCTTGTGCGCGGCCAGGAAGCCGTTGTCGAACTCGTTCGCGCAGGGCATGTTTGCGATGATCTCATCGCAAGCAGCGGCGATTTCCTCCAGGGCTGTGATGTGCTTGTCTTCCATGTGCTAGGCCTCCTTGGTGAGGTACTCTGCGTAGATGCAGCCGTCGGGGCCGTCCTCGTAGTCCTGCTCGGCAGCGCGCTGGATGAAGTCCATGTCGCTCTCGCCTTCCGCGACCTCGTACCCGGCGTTCTGGTAGCCTTCGTAGGCGTTCTCGGTTCCGGCGATGTAGTCGGCGATGATGGCGGCAACGAACTCCTGGCGGGTGCGTCCCGTGGCGGGAACAGCGGCGGCGAGTTCGTTGTATGCTCGCATGAGGCACTCGTTGCTCCAGCGCGCGCCGCCAAGCCCGCATGTACTGTTCACCACCGCCCAGCCCGACCCGGCTTCACCGCCTTCTGCGTTCGGGCTGTAGTGAACGGTGACGACATCGTTGATCTTCGCGTACTGCATGAGCAGTTCGAGTTCAGCTACGAAGGCGTCGATGTCGCCGCAGTCGCAGTGGTAGGCCTCCTTGCGGATTTCGAACACGTCCACGTAGCTGGGTGCGTATTCGGCACCGTGTGCGTCCTTGAGGGCTTCCGTGACCTCGCGCACCCAGGTGCCTACGATGTCGTCCTCGTCGCAGAGTTCGTCGTGCGTGATGTACTTCAGCGCCAGGATTTGTTCCGGCGTCCAGCCCGCCAAGCTAACGATAATACCCATGCTACCCCTCCTCGGTTGTGTACTTGAGGCCGTTGCTGGTTTCGTTTTCGAGCACATGCTTCAGCGCGTTTATGGAACTCGCGCTGTAGTTGCTCCTGATGAGGCTACGTGCGAGGTCGCACACCGCGTCGTAGTTGTTCAGGGCTTCCAGGATGTGCTCGGCTTGCGCGTTCTTGGGCAGGCGCTCCGTGCACAGGTGGCCCACGAAGGTCGGGCCGCCTTCGCCGCCGCAGCACTCGCAGCGCGGCAACGTGTAGGTCAGCGTCTGCGCCCTGGTCGGGGTGCTGTGCGGTTCAGACAGCGCCCAGAGTGGGTTGCGTTTATTGGTCATGCCTATCCGCCCTCCAGGCGATTGAGTAGTGTGCGGATGCGCTTGCCGTCGAACTCCGGGTCGAGCGAACCCTGCTCAAGCAGGTGCAGGACGGTCTTGAGTTCGTCGCGCATTTCGGGAGCGGCCACAAAGAGCTTGGCGTAACGCTCCGTCTCGGCGATGGACAGGTCAGGCGCGCTTTCGCTATCCATCAGCGCCACGCAGCGCACAGTATCCTCGTCCAGCTTTTCGTAGATGCCGAAGAAGTCATCGGTGTAGAACAAGTCGCCCATGTGCTTTAGCCCTCCAGGATGTAGCTGATGGCCTCTTCCAGCGTGTCCACGGTCTTGACAGCGTAGCAGTCACCCTCTGCGCCCAGGAAGGTGATGAGGCTGGAAGCGCGCAGGATGCTGTAGTCCGCTGTGCCGGTGCGGATAAAGATGCAATGGCAGTCGTCGTTGCCGCGCTGAATGTACAGGCGGTCTTGGATGTCGTCGTAGTTCCATTCGATATCCACGCGCTCCGGCAGCCAGTCACCGACGCCGCTCTCCTGGTACTCGAACTTCAGCGGGTGCATGAGCTTGCGGATGTGCGCGGCCTCGTTGGGTGTGATGCGGCCCATGTCCACAACGTCCATCGTGTCCTCGGCCACAACGACTTCACCGTCCTCGCTGATGGGGAAGCTGTAGTAGGTGCCGCCCTTGTAGCTGAACATGGTGCCCGTTGTGGGGTCATAGACGACGCGGTCGCCGATACGCAGCGGCTCCCGTGACGTTTCCGTGAACTCTCTGACAGTGCTGTCATGGCCGCAGTTGATGCACATGCAGGAGCTATCAGGCGTCCACTCGAAGCCGTCGTGGTCGTCGGTGCCGCTGTCGCGGACCTGCACATTTGTGGTGCTTTCGATTTCGAACGGCCCTTCGCTCTTGCACTTCGGGCACGACATCCCTATAAGCAGTCCTTTGTTTGACATATCGTCCTCCTCGGTTAGAACATGCGGGCAATTTCTGCCATGTGCTCCACGCCTTCACGCCCCACGAGGCGCAGCATGTCAGGCAGATAGTTGCGGCAGGTGTTGTAAATGGCCTCGGCCTTGCGGCTGTCGCTGTCGTAGCCGAAGTTGCCCGCCCAATCCTCGAACGTGCTCTCAATGGCCTCCAGGGCGTCACCGCACACCGTGGCGAGCACTTCTGCGGGTTGCGCCCCCAGGGGCTTCTTGTACCCCTGCTTGACGCTCTGCGAGGCGTTGAAGATGTTTACGATCTTCGCGGCCAACTCGGCTTGGTTGTGCGGGTGGCGTTGTTTACCGTTGAGCATGTTGCGGGCGGTGTAGCTGTCGCTCTCGGTGTACTTGCACCCCACCGGCCAATGGTTCAGCGCTTCTATGGGGCGCAGGAAGCTGTGTAGGACACAGCCGATGCCCATCTTGTAGGGCAGTTCGACTGTGACGAGTTCGCCACTTTTGTAGGTGACAACGTATGCGGTATGCGGCCACGGCCTCTTGGCGTGATCGCCGGTTTCGTCCACCGCACCTAGCGCAGCGCTCACCTTCGCGGTGACACCTGCTGCGGTCATGAGGCGTAGCGCTTCTTGCTGCGCTTCTTCGGGTGTGAGGTCTTCGTAGGAGCCGTTGATGGGGTTCTTGGTGATGCTCAATGCGTCCTCCGTTTCCATAGTGCTTTTCGTTTTGACCACCCAACAGTGCTGTATTACGCGAAGTTCCTGTAGTAGGCCCAGGCGTGACCGCGCTGGACACGGACGTTCAGGCCGTTGCTGAATCCGCCGGTGTCGTAGAAGGTACGCTTGGTGATTCGCATCATGCCGAACATACTGCGCTTGTAAAGGTGCGGGTTGTTATCCATGCCGCCAAGGACGGTACGCCTTCTCTTTCTACGCATGGTGCCTCCTGGTGGTTGTGGCGGGCACACCGGTGCCCGCCAGGTCTATGATGCGGTTATCTCTACTTCATAACGCCTCCACGGGGTTGCAGTTGAAAATACCGTACACAAATGAAAAAGCCCGCATCCTACACAATGGCGGGATGCGGGCTTCTATTATGCGCGGTCGGTGTTGATGCGGAATTGCTGTGTCTGCCGGTTGACGATGATGCTCCCGCGCCTCTCAAGCCCCTCAATGGCGCGCAGGTTAGGCTTGTCGTTCTTGTAGGTGTGCCACGTTTGGAACTTGAAGGCGAAGTCGAGCAGGTTGATTTGGTTGCTCCCCCTGGCGGTGAAGGGCTGTGCGCGCCCTGTGTAGATGCGCATCGCCCCTGCGGACTCGATGATGGTTGTCATGTCTGCCCCCTTGTTTTTTTTAGGTGAAGGCCGCGTCATTTTCATAGACGGGGAAGATGCTCCCCACATAGGCCCGCATGGCGGCTTCAAGCGGTGTACCGCCCTTGTAGCGGCATACGCGGTTGTGGACCTGATAGGAGAGATTGCCGTACCGCTTGCCGCCCGTGAAGGTAAACCTGCTCCAGCGCGCTATCTCGCCGCTGCCGACATCGCGTCCATGCATGGCGTACCATGTGCCGCCGTTCTCACGCAGTGCTATGCGGTATGCGGTGATGATGGGTCCGCCGTCCTCCCAGCGCGTCACGGGGTCGTACACCCCCTCCCGCTCTGCGGCTGCTGCTGCGGCATTGACATACCCCTGGCAGCGCGCAACGGCTTCCGTGAGTTCCGCGAGCGACATCGTGTATGCGTTCACGCCGCCTCCCTGTTGCGGGCCTCGACGGTGTATGCGATGCCGTCAAAGCTGCTGCTGCCGTATGTGCGTGCCTCATCGGCGCGCTTGGCGTAGTCTTCTTCCGCGCTATCCGTGGCCTCCCCGGCTTCGTATAGGGCATCACCGATGCAGCGATTGGCCTCTTCGGCGGTGTGGAAGGTTCCCACCACCTTGTCGTCTATGAGGGCGACATAGACGATATCGACACGCGGCCCATGCACCCAGAAGGCTTCATTGCAGGACGTGCAGATGTAGGTTTCGGCGTCGCCTTCTATGGCATAGCCGTTGTTGTCGGTGTACGCGCCCATTTCGATAAACGCGCCGATGCTCTTCTTGACCTCGTTGCACAGACAGTACGGGCACCTCAGCATGTCGCCTCCTCCTGCCGCATGTAGCGGCATTGCTTTCTGTATTCCTTACGTGCGTTGCCGAGTTCGTTTCCGGGGAAGACCTCCCAGGCTATGCGGGTGTGCGTCTTGAAGTCGTGTGTGCGGACGTGGAAGTGTCCGTGTTCCAGCCAGAACGTTGTCCAGATGTCGTCCCTTTCCGTGCGCTGTATGTATCCGCATCCCAGCGCATACAGGGAGAGGTCAACGCCGTTCTTGAGCCTGAAGCGAAGTTCGGCCATGTCGTCCTCCCTTTATGCTATGACGCGCATCTGGCGCAGTATGGCGGTTGCGGTCATTGTGGCGGCCTCACGAGGGACGCCAAGGTGTGCGAGGTCCATCGCGTAGTCGGTGATGCGCGCCTTGCCCTCAAGGCTATCAGCGCCGTATGGCGTTGCGGGCACATTCTGCATCGACACCGGGAGCTTCGTGGGACTCATGGTCTTGTCTATGCAGCGCGGCTTCTTGGTGCGCTGTTCGTGTGTGCCCTGTGTTTCGCAGTCCACGACGGTATCGAACACCTTGACGGCCTGTTCGCTCCCCACCTTGCCGTTACCGCGCTTCTCTATGCGCTCCGCGGTCTGTATGGCATCAGCGACGCTTTCAACGACGACACCGGCCTTCATAGCCTCTGTGCTGATCTCGTCAACGTACAGCGGCGCCTTCGCCCCCATGAGCACCGCACACGGGTATCCGGTTTCTGCCGTATACCCCAGCCCCTCCATGTGCTCAACGCTCACCGCCAGCGTACCGTGATCGCCGTGGTAGAGCAGCCGCCCCGTGCTATCCTGCATGTGTTGGCCGTCCATGTTGAGCACGGCGTACATCATGCCGGCCATGCAGACCATCTTGCACGTGGTGGCGTATTCGCGGACTTGCAGAGCGGTTTCGAGTTCAACGCTCTTGCGCGTTTCTGCGATGCTCATGCGGTTCTTGATCTCGACGACATTCGTGGCCTTCTGCTGCTTACGTGCGGTATTCATAGTGCGCTCCTCTGGCTTTTATTTCTACACGTCTATACATTTTTACCACCGTCAAAGGCTGTATGCTATGTGCGGGGCATCCAGATCATCATCGCTGCTACCTGCATCAGCATTCCGACCATCAGCGCGGCCAGTATGCGCTCACGCCGCTCCCAGACCGCAACCCTCACCATACGTCCTATGTACATTACTCCGACACCTCCAGCGTGTAGTCCATAGAGGGGATGAACCCGGTTTCTTCCATCGCATCTTCCAGCCCGCCCATGATACGCACAAGGGCTTTCTGCGCGTTGTTGCAATTCAGCACCTCGTCGAGTGCCTTCTTCCGCGTCCACACGTTGGCGTCTTTGTCTGCCAGGATAAACGCGCTCTTCTCTCTGCGCGCTTCTATGAGGCGGTAGATGGTGTTGAAGTCCTTCACGAGTTCGTCCTGGGCGCATTCATAGGGGCTTTTTCTACGGGGTTCCTTCGCCACAATCGTTCTCCTATCGCGTCTATATGTCGCGGTTTTTGTGTTTTTGTTGGCCTTTCTCAACCAACTGGCAAACATTCTCTCACACTTTTTCACCTTTGTCAAGAGGCTGAAATGATTGACTTTCTTTTCCAAGTCACTAATATAGCATAGATAATTACTATGTAGCTTAATAGATTATAGAATGTCTACAACACGATACTATCATAGAGGGGTAAAGGGGGAGTACTATGCATAGGCCGCAAGGGGCGTCATAGATGCATAGGTTTGATCTTTGAAGAAGGGGAAGAACACGGATAGATGGATAGTTGATTAGGAGGCTATCATAGGAGGCCTTCCACGTGGTATTATCTGGTACCTCCCTCGCGCCACCCGCACACCCGCACACCCGCACCTCCCGCACACCCGCACACCCGCACCTCCCGCACACCCGCACCCGCACACCCGCACCCGCACACCTCGCACACCTCGCGCCACCCGCACCCGCACACCCGCTACTATGCGCGCGTACACGTCTATAGCGGAGTCATTTCCATAGCTTACTACGTTCTGACGGCAGATGTGGGCCTCTATAGAGGGGCTATTTCCATAGCTTACTACGTTCTGACGGCAGATGCGGGCTTCTATAGAGGGGCTATTTCCATAGCCGTTTAGAACCCGACCACAGATGCGGGCTTCAATAGCAGGCCTCTATAGACCTCGGCCCGCTATAGACGCGGAATGACACGCGCATGCCCCCTCTATAGAGGCGCGTGCCCGTATGTGCGCGTCCTCTATAGATCGCGGGCGTATTGCGCCTCTATAGAGGGGATCTCCCCTGTCGGGATAGCAGGTATGCGGGCACTTCTGGTAGCAGGAAACGCCCCTATTGCGTGACCTGGCCGGCGTTTCTATGGCCGCACAAGGCCATATAGGGCGTAAAGCCCCTATAGGAGAGATACGCATAGCTGTGAATATCGGCGTTTTTCGTGGATTATGTTGGTATCAGGGGCTTACAAGGCAAGCCCCCCTTTCGGGCCGATACTGCCCTACAGGGGAAAAGGGGAAGGATAAGAAGAGGGTATGAAGAGGCGATTATGGGCGATTATGGCCGATTATAGGCGAAAAGCAGGGCACAAGGGCTTTTTATGATGCCCTTGTGCCCTATATGGCGCGGCCCCTCCTATTCGAGTTCAAAGGCCATGCTACGGGTAATGCGCTCAATCTCCTGATACGGCACCTCCTCCTGTTCCGTCACGAATTCAATTACGCCGGAGTACCGAGACAACGGCTGGCGCAATTCCGCGCCTATGTCCATTGCCCGGAGTTCGTCCAATGCAGAGCGGCGCAACAATGCGGCGCTTTTGTCGTTTCCCTTGTCATATGGCGCGCGTCTTGGCGTTCTGGCCTTTGCGGATGCATCGGCGCAAAAAGCATCTAAAGCACGCTCAATCTTTGCGATATCGGTAGCAGAAAGCATGATTTTTTCCCCTTTACGTTTACAGGGCAGGAAAGGCTTTTATGCCTTCCCTGCCCCGTATGGTGGATTAAGCGCCTATCTTCTTGGCAATCTTCAGCATCATTGCGGCCAATTGGTCAATGGCCGCGCCTTGCGAGTTCACCTTATCTGCCAGGGAAGCAGCTTCGCCATGCTCGGACTTGGCAGGCACCTTGTCCCCAGCGGCCATGCGCGAGGTCTTGGCAGGTGCCTTGTCTCCTGCGGCCATGCGCGAGGTCTTGGGCGTTTCCGTCAAGAGTTCCGTCATATGCTCGGAAACGCTCTTTCCGTAAATGTCCTCAAAGTCGGCCTTGCCCTCCTCAAAACGGTTTTGCATGGTACGCGGCACCACTGCGAGGACATTGGAAGCGGCCTTTCCCTTTGGGGTGATAACCATTTGCACGTCCACACCTTCAGGCAGGTAGCCGAACGCCCGCGCCATATCGGCGAGGTTGACGTAAAGGTCCGGGCCGCCTTCCTTGCGTCCGTCGAAAACGGCAAGATGTCCACTTGTGCTGATATGCTTCACGCTCGCCGTGAAATTAACCGTCATTGGCTTTGTTTCGCTCTTGCGCGAAGTGGAAGCGGCCTTTGTTTCGCTCTTGCGCGAAGTGGAAGCGGCGGGAACGGCCTTTGTCGTGTTGGGCTTTGTCAATCTTGCCATGTTGAATTCCTTTGCCCTTTCGGGCGGGGTTTTGCGGGTAGTGCGGGCTTGCACCGTTCCGCGAAAATTCATCTTATCCGGTTTTCTTGTCTCACGCCACAAAAGACGTGTCAAACATTATTTTCACTTTTTCACAAAATAGATTGTTAACAATTACAAGGCACTGTTAAGCAAGTATGCGGAATGATAAAGAGAACATAGGCAAGGAAATTTTAGCAGGGGGGGGGTGGGCTGTTTGACACCTCTCGCAGCGCACTACAAAATTTAGGCATACTGCCCTTTACAAAATGTGTACACCTCCATCGCAGCGCACTACAAAATTTAGCTATACAAAATGTGTCGAGCGTAGGCCAAAAGAAAAGGGAGGCCTGACCTCCCTTCTATCACAAGCAAGCACGCTGCTTACTTCGTGGCAGACCTGATCGCTCCCTCCCTGCTATCGTTGGCCGGTACGCTGATACACGCGCAGAGCATGCCACGTAGCCGAGACCGCGCAACTCCTCCAAAACCTCAATGGTGCGCACTGGGTCGATGTACGTCCACTCCACGGCCTCGTAGTCCGGCCGCCACATCCCCTGCGTTACCAACAGAACGAGTACAGCGTGCTGGGCGTCTGTCATTTCAGTAGCCCTGTGAATGTGAGGAGGCCGCTACTCCCCCTTATGGACGTGATATCCTCCAGGCATGGACCCGTACCTACCAGGATACGCTTCCCACGCAGCAGGCGGGCAAACTCCTTCATCTCCTCCCAGGTGCGGACGTAGTTGTAGAAGTTCAGGAACACCACGTCGGGGCGGCACAGCTTGAGGGCGTCGCGGAGTTGCTGCGCAGAGAAGGTGGCGACGCGGCGGATGCGCTGCGTTACCGTCGTGCGCTCAGCGGGCTGACCCAGCGCCTCCCATGACGTCTCCGTGCTGTCGGGGTAGAATGGGCCTGATGGCCCGCCTACACGGATCGGATACGTGCGCAGCGACAGATACACCCGGCCGAGATGACAGGGATGGAGACGGGCGTCGGATAACGCCTGGGAGGGGCTGATGTCGCGTGAGGTGCAGTGGGGGTAGAAACCGGCGTTGATGCCAAGCGACACCCCCTGTGCGGTCTCCATCAATGCCGTGCATCCGTCGTCGAGATGACCAGCCAGGTCAAAGGGCGCGCACATCGACCGCAGAAGCGGATGCTGGCCCGCCAATACGGCCTCACGGAGGATCTTGCGCGACAATGCATGGCCGGTGCCGGATGCCGTCGTTGATATGGCGGCAACAGCAGATGCGGGGTCGCGCTCGAATGCGACGTCGGTGTCCTCCACAACAGCAGCAGCGGGGTGGATGCGCACACGGTCGGCGTCGACATCATACGCGTCCATCTCCGCAAGCAGCGCCGCAGGAGCAATGATGCTCCCCGCGGTGAGGTAGATCTGCGCGCGCTTGTTGATGACACCACCAACCGGCAACTGCTTCACCATCACGCGGTAGCCGTCGCGCTCACGATATGTGTGCCCGGCATTCGGCGACAACGATGATGCGAAGATGTCGTAGTGGCGCGTGTTCGCGATGTACCCCGCCAGCGCACCCTTGCCGGTGCTGCCGAACTGCCCGTCTATGATGATGTCCATCACACCACCGGGACGAGGTAGCCGTGCCGCTCGGCAGGAACGCCGGAAGCCTCACGTCCCTCTGCTGTCGGTGTATATGCGGTGCGATACGGGGCCACGACAGCGCATGTCGCGAGACCACGCCGCACAAGACTGTTCATGATGCGCGTGGTGTGCGAGCAGTTGCCGTACGTCCACCCACAGGTGAAGTGCACCTCCCAGTACCCGTACTCGCACAACCCGCGCAGGCACGATAGCTGGTCACTCCCCAGGGCGCGCATCCGCGGGCTCCATCGTGAACTCGGCGACCACACGCACATCCACCTCCACGACTACGAGGTGGAATCCGAGCTCATATATGCGCTCCAGGCACATGTTGGTGCGGTCCTGCATCTTCGTAATAGCCTCTATGATGTCGTTGTAGCGCGCATCCTGCAGATCACCGGCGGGGTTCCGCCACCCCCAGCACCTCATGACGCCTCCCCCACGAACTTCAGCATCTCACGCAGCAGCTCGGTGCCGACAACGGTCTCGTCACCCCTGTGCTCCGAGCGCTGTATCTGCTCCAGCACCTGCGCGCGTATGATGCGCTCCCTGTCGCCGCACTGCGCGATGGGGCGCAGAGCACCCACGGAGGCGTAGAAGTCCATCAGGAGGTTCCGCGGCAGCGCGATGTGCGACTCCGGGTACTCATGCAGCCTGTTGCGGACCTTACCCACCACAGCGTAGTCGCAGACGGGCTCCTCAATGAGCTTCAGCATGTCACGCAACAGCACCACCGGTGCGATGACGGCATCGGCGTCGTCAGGGTTGTAGATGCACTTCTCCACCGCATCGAGGATGTCGAACTCGCGCTGCAGCAATGGACGCTTCGCACGCAGAGTGTGCTCCACCTCATGGTGGGCGTCCAGGAGCATCTGGCGCGGGAGCCCGATGAGGCGCTCCACGACACCATATAAGGCCCGGTGGAGTTGCGTGATGGCGTCAGGGGGTGCTGGGACGGCGCGCGCAAGCACCCGCAGGAGCACGATGAGGTCGCCGACGTCGACATGCGCATGCAGTGTACCCTGCTGCCGCGTGAGGCCCTCCACGCGCAGAAACGCCGCATGCTCCTTCGGCGTCAGCTTGTGCGCGCAGAACGGGCACGGCTCCGCGACATCGTTGCTGCGCCACTCACGGCCGCATGTTCCGCAGTTGATTTCCATCACAGCGCTCCTTCACCGAGCGCTGTGAGCTCGTACTTGCCGTTTTCGCGGAAGACGAGACCGAGATCCGTCGCTTCGCGCAGCAGCGTCGCCGTGATGGCGCGCACGTCGCCGTTCTTCACGGCATGCAGCGCCCGCACCAGCGCGGCGTCCATAGCGGGCGGGGCGTCTTCCACGAAGCGGACGAAGTTCGGGTACGCGATCTCGACATTGCCGTCATCGCGTTCCACCACAATACCGGCTGTGTGGCTCCCCAGGACGACCCCGGTGTACCTCACGCTTTGCTTGGTGTAATCGGTGTGGACCTCACAGCGGCGCCCGGAAATACGTGTATTATCCAACATCTCGTCCTCCTGTGCGCGCCCGGCATTCGAGCGCGGTTTTTTCGATGTGACACTTCGTGCAGAGCGTCTGCAGGTTGCTCGGCAGCCACGCCGCATACCACTCGATGACATTAGCCTGCGTGAGCTCCTGCAGGTCCAGCAGCGGCCACCTGTGCAGCGGTATGATGTGGTCGACCTCCGTCGCGGTCTCGTACGCTGTGAGCCCGCATGTCGCGCACGTCCAGTTGTCACGCTTCTTGATGAGCTTGCGCATGTACTTCCAGTCGAAGAGCATGCGGTACTCGTTCACGCACTCCAGGTGCCAGGTCGCGCGCGTCGGCGACTTCCGCTGCCCCTTCAGGATGGGCTGGTCGCACCACTCACACCAGCCGCGGCGGTCGGTGCCGTGACGCTTGTAGTGGGCGTACATCCACGGCGGCTTCGGCGGGCAGCGGTGGAGGTGCGGAACCACGATACCCGCGCGCACCGGCGGCGTCCGATCCCCTGCGCTCTTCAGGAGCTTCATCCCTTCCGCGCCTCCGCGATAGCGAAGCGCAGCGCGTCCGCGATCTCATCGCGCCGCAAACCCCCGATGACGACCGTCTGGGCGTCAAGGCCGTCCACAAGCAGCAGAAGGCGTTCCAGAATCTCGAATTGGCGCGCGTAGAAGATGCGGTGCAGTGTGCACTCTTCGCCCTTCAGGGGGTAGTTGTGGTCCATCCCCATGTCGTAGGTGTCGCGGAGGCCGCCGCAGGTCTTGCACGTCCAGGGATTGCTGCGATGACCACCAAGGTTGGGGCAGTCGAGCGGGCACTCGTCGGATTCGACCATTTTCTGCGTGACCACAAACTCCTTAGAATATGCCATGACCGCCTCCCTGCAGGAAGCGCTCGACGTCGTCCCAACGTGTGGCGGCGATGGCGAGGTTGGCGCGATGCTGCTCCTCTTTGACCGCAACAGCATCCCAGGCGTCGGCGTCGATGAGGTTGTCGATCTCGTCCGCGATGAGGGCGTCGATGACAGTGGGTTCCAGGGCATCAAGCTCCCAGGAACTGTCGCCGTAGAGGGTGCGGTAGCCGTCGGAGCGGCTGTCGCTGTCCTTGGCGGGGTTGGGCGGCGGACGGTACTGCTCGATCTGGTCGAAATTGAGGGCAAGGCGGCGCACCTCCACCTCCTCACCGGCGAACATGGCCAGCCGGTCGGTGTTGTCGCGTGTCATGTCGATCCCAGAGGGGTCGTGGTCGCCAAGGTGGAACACGATGGGGGTGAGGCCGCGCTGCAGCAGTGCTGCGAACCTGCTGCCCGCGCGCCACTGCTCGCTCTGGCTGGTGTAGCCGCGGCAGGCGAAGAAGGGGACACGGAAACGGCGGCACGCGGGTTCGATGACACCCACGAGGGCGTCCTTCTCGATCCACACTTCGGGGCGGTAGCGCTGCCCCTCCCAGAGGTCGAGGCAGAACTGATCGGCAAGGGCGTGCATGACCTCGCTGGGGCTCTCCCAGGACGGTGAGGTGCGGACGTTGCGCGTGCGGTCCTCAATGGCCTCCCAGTCGATGAGACCCGCGAGGCGGCCGTCGTTGATGATGCCGCCGAGGCGCTTGTACTCGCTCTGTCGGTTCGGGACGATGTCGCGGGCCACGAACTGGTAGTAGAGCTGGCGCAGCGTCAGTGTGAAGCCCTGGCGGCGGTACTCCTCAATGATGATGTTCGCCGTCTCAATGACGGCCATGCTGCCGGGGTGGAAGCGCTTGGGGACGTACAACTCACAGGCCATGACCGGTTTCCTCCATGTCATCGACGAACTCAGCGAGGCTCGTCCACATGTTCTTCCCCTCGGAGTGTCCCTTTCCGGTGCTGTAGCAGCACTCCTTGGCGTTCGGGCAGGGGTCTTTGCGCGTGGGGCGGTTCAGGCAGGTCGCGCAGGCCAAGTTGTTCTTCAAGGTCGCGATGGCGCCGTCCTTGAGCCGGATCTCTTTGCCCAGGTCGGATATGACGACAAGGAGATCAGGGAAAACAACGAAAAGGCGCTCGCAGAGGTAGCGGTACGCGGTGACGTCCTTGTCAGGGAATGTGGCGCGGTCATGACAGGTGGCTTCGTAGCACCGGCAGAGATCCGCAAGTTCGATGTCGGTAATCATGGTGGGGTGCGCCTCCGGCCACGGTGTGGCCAATCAGGGTTAGGGTCGGGCTTCGAAACGGCCGGGAGGAAGGGGCTCCCGGCCGTACATATTTTGGTCTTTTACGCGGAATTTTACGGCCTGTCAAGGACGTTTTTGCTGATTTTCCACCTTCCATACCATATATGGCCGTCCCAGGTGTGCGGGCCGCTCTCGACCACTACCGGGCCGTCGAAGAGGGCGTCGCACGTCCATTGCAGCACGCATTCGATGGCGCGGCGCAGGGCGTGGTCGTGCATCTTCTTTCCGGCGAGCCGCATGCAGTACATCTCAAAGAAGAGGCGGCTCAGTGCCTGGATGAGAGCTCGCGCCGGAGCGGCAATGACGAAGTGCACGATGAGGGCGGTGATTACCACCCACACCGCGATGCCTGACCATTGTAGAAACGCCGCCAGCGTCATTTCATTACTCCACAGGGCACTTGAAGGTGAGGTGCGACATCAGCGGAGCATACGCCGCCACGGCGGCAATCCACTGCACGTGCTTGTTCGCGCCGTTGATGACCCCGCCGAGGATGTTTTCGAGGACATTGACGTGCACGCTTCCTTCGCCATTCGGGCACACCATCGAAGCGTCGAAGATGTTGCGGTGGTAGGCACGCACGTAGACGGTGTTGGTGCCCTCGTCGTAGGCGAAGATCTCCCAATGCGGGACGCTGATGCCGGCGTACTCAAACAGGACGTCGTTGGCGGCCTTCTCGACGCCGGCGGCGTCGGTGCGCGAGATCGCAGCAGTCTTCGAGGGGAAGCGCATGCGGCCGTCCTTGGTGCGATGCAGCATGTACATCTTCCCCTGGGGGTCGGCGAGCACGACGGCAATGGTCATATCGCCGGGTTTGGGCAGCATGCTGTCCTCGGCAATCAAGCTCGACGTGTACACGACGGGCTCGGTCGTCCCCGCCATAGCCACAGCGGCGCTGGTGAGGGTTTCGCGCAACACATCGGACTGGTCGCCGACACTGAGGACGGAGGGCGAGATGGTGACGTCGTCAGTGATCTCTTCGTCGCCGATGAACTCCAGGCCATAGGTGTCAAGGCTGGCGAGACTCGGAGCCTCCGTGGTGTCCTTGCTTTTGCTTTCTTCAGGACGGCGTATCTTGGCCATTTTCGTACTCCTCGATGGCCGCAAGTCCGGCCGGTTTGATGGTGACTAAAGGGTTCCCGTATTCGTCACTGCCATGCCACACCAGCCCCTTGTTGTGCAAGCGGGTGCTCCACCGGCTCGCGAGCATCCCCAGGCCCTGGGCGTTGCTGCCTCTGCTGCCGCCTCTGAGGTTGAACACGACGCCTCCGAGTGCTGAGTTGCCGCGTACGCCGCGGATGCCACCGGTGGCGACGTGCTTCAGGAACTTGTACACGAAAGGGGAGATCATGGCTTCTCCTGCGGCGCGACGAGCTCCCCTACCTCAGTGAGGTGGTAGAGCTTGCGGCTGTCGCGGTAGACGTAGCCCTTGCTTTCCAGAAACAGCAGCGTCTGCCGCACGTTTGTCCGGGACACGCGGCTGATCTCCGCGATTGTCGCCGCTATGCCACGCCTCTTCAGCTCAGCCATGATCCGCAACGTGGCGATGGAGCGCTTCCGCAGCGCCCCTGCATCTTTGCGCGCGGGCTTCGGGGGGATATCCAACGGCGCGCCCCCGAAGTTCAACGCCTGCAACTCCGCTATCCGCCCCTGCAGCTTCAACAGCAGACGCGCTCGTTTGGCGTACGCATCCGCAACGGCGGCCTCATGGTTGTCGAGGCAGTCGTACTTGCGGACCTTGCGCGCTTTCCCGCGCACGTACACCTCGTAGTACATCGTGCCGTTCACTATCCGCAGCAACGGCGCCTGGATGATGCCGTGGGTGCGCCACCACGTGGTTACGAAGACGTCAGGCATAGCATCTCATCCAACTCGACACGTTCTTCATTGCGCGCATTCTCGGCCTCGTACTCGATGTCCAGGCAGCGTTGGCAGCGCATGATCGCAGGGTTGCGGGTCATCTCCTGCACGCCGCGCTCCAGGACTTGGAAGGTCAGCGTGCAGGCGTAGTTGAAGGGCTTGTCCTTCTCGTACATGAAGGGGCAGTTGCTGGCGCAGCACTGGCTGTAGTACCGTGGGAGGACGTAGCCGAGATCCTCATACGCGCTTTGCTGCGCCGCGAAATGCGCGATGTCGTCCTTCTTGCCCTCCAGCCACGCCTTGACCTTCTTGATATTGGCGCGTTCTTCGGGCTTGCACGTGCACTGCGCGGTGATGCAGCCGCAGATGCTGCAGATCGGGGCGCTCGCCGACAGATCCGCTACGGTGGCCTGTGCGGAGTTGTACTGATGGATGAGCCGATGCAGCAGCCGCACCGGCACCACGATGCGCTCCAGGCTCTTGGCGAGCGCAATCTGTGTCTTGACCTGCAGATCCTCTACCTCAGTGGGGCTGATGCCCATTCCGAAGCTCATACCAACCACCCCTCGTAGGCGCGCGACCTGGCGTCGAAGCGCTTCTGTACGATGTCACCGGCATTGATGCGGCCGTCGTTGAGTGCCGCCACGATGCGCTTGGCCAAGTCCTCGGCGCGCTTAGGGTCCGCAGCGTCACCGACGACACGGAAGAGCACCTTGCCGCGCTTCTTCGCGTGCGGGTTCCCATTCACGGCCACCCAGGGGAACACCCCCAGGCTGAACGTGCCCTGGTTGGGGGTGATAGTCCTTCCGCCACGCGGCGCCCAGGCCCCGGCGTACCCGAACTGAATGTCATCAACCATGCCGGAACTCCTTCAAGCGTTCGTAGCGCGCGCGGAGTTCTTCCAGTTCCGACACGGTCGCTTTGACCGCAAACGCGGTCATATTCTGCTCGCGCTCATTGGTGCGCAGGGTGTGCTCGCGCTTGTAGATCTCGCGCAGCAGCACAAGCTCGGCGGTGACGGCAGTCAAGTCCTGGCGCACGTCAGCAGTGCCACCGAATGCTGCAGACGCCGCCACTTTGTCGTGCACGTGCACGACAGGCGTTTCCGCCAGGACGTCGCGCAGCAGTTCAACATGCTTGATGATGGTGTCGCAGTCCGTGCTGCGCTGCAGCCACCCCCAAAGCATCGCGCATTCGCTCATCTGGCTGTGCATCATGCTCTTCAACCACTCCACGCGCCCCAGAGGGCCGCTGTCGCGCCAATCCTTGGACGGGCTGAAGTCGTCGGGTAGCGCGGCGGCGATATTACCGAGCAGGGTGTTGGTGTTGTTGTGGACGTAGCGGTACTCGACACCGCGGTTGCCCCAACTGATGAGGAACTCCAGGAGCTCTACAACCTGGCGCGAGGACTCCTCAACAGGCATGTTCGCCCCCAGGGGAACGCCCTGCAAGATCTCCGCGAAGACATCGCGGTTGCTCTCGGTGACGTCGGTGTGCGCGCCCAGGCAGAAATTGTGCTTCTCGAACTGCGCTTTCGGGCACCACGAGGTGTAGCCGTCGGGGTAGACGACGGTGTAGCCGGGCTGACCATCTTTGCTTTCGTGGAACGCGCTGACGCACTTCACGCCGATGTAAAACTGTGTCTGGCTCATGTCGGTCTCCTTCTTCAGGGGTTAGTAGGTGATGTTGGGCTTCACGAGGCGCGCGCCTTTGAGGCCCACTTCGAGCAGTTTCGAGTACCCGTAGTCGTGGCAGACCCATCTTCCGTCCAGGATGCCCCAGTTGCGGTAGAAGACGTCGGTGAAGAAGTTGGGGATGCTCTTCGGGAACGGCGGATCGTTCTTTCCGGGCTCGCGCGTGCGCGTCATCACCAGGGCGCGGCCCAGCGGGGAGATGAAGTGCACCGGTGCGAACCACTTCGCCCAGATGCTGTCTCTCGCGGTGAGCCAGATGCTGTGCTCGTAGCAGTTGTGGAAGGTGGACGCACATTCTATCTTTACCACCCACTTCTCGTTGGGGCGGTAGACGTAGACCTCACGCGTCCCGCCTTCCCCGATGCGGTCGGAGAAGAGGAGCTGGTTGATGTCGGCCTGCAGGTCAGGCTTCCAGTTCAGGTATTCCTGGTGGCTCACTGGCATATGCAAGCCGCCTCTGCAGCACACTTCCCCACGTAGGAGGAGGTGATGTAGCAGGCCAGTCCGACGGCCACCGGGTACCCCATCATGGGGCCGATGACGTAGAAGCCGTAGAGACCACATCCGAGACTGAACAGCAGGATGGTGACGAACACCATGAACTGGCACAGCGAGGGCTGCGCGCGCAGGACATTCACCAAGTTGAAGTGCCCCTCGACGACGAATGCCTGCGGGCACTCTACGCGCGTGGAGCGCACTCTGGCCTCGTGGACGATGGGGCGGCGGGTACCGCGGCAGAGCTTGCGCCGGCGGATATGCGCGCAGCAAAAGACGTTCAAGTTCTTCATCAGATGCGCTCCTCGATGACGTAGCCGGAGAGGCCACCAATCATGGCTCCAAAAAATACAACAACGGCGAACACGAGCTGGGTTGCATGCGGTGCGAGGAGCAGCACGAAGCCACCAAAAATAACGCCATCGAGGACAGTCCCGATAAGGCAGAAGAAGTCGCCGCGCAGGCTGACCTTGCTCATTCCGCGACCTTCTTTCTGCAGATTTCCTCGTAAGCGAAGCGCACGACGTCCTCCACGGTGTCTGCCTCGAAGATGCTACGGTCGCCGCTGTCAGAGGTCAGGAACACGCCCCATCCCTTCCCGTAAGGCGCCAAGTGCATATGTGTGGTGCCGTCCGTCGCTTTGTCGAGCTTCTCCTTGATATCCTCCAGCATGTTGTGGATGTAGGAGGTGGGGGTGCGCTGCGCCTGCGGAGGGTTGGCGAATATGACGGTGCACGGCGTCGGGAACTCTTCCAAGTCCTGGTGGCGCGTGAAGTGGCGCATCTTCGCCGCCTTGTTCTGCATGGCCCGGCACAGCAGGTCCACCTGCAGGTCGCCGCAGGCCACCATGAGCTCGACGACGTAGAGGGCGTCGCCGACCTCCTTATGCAGCAGCATGTGGTTGGTGGTGTGCGCGGGGTCGTTGGCATCAAAGGCGTCCGGCCCGAAGCGGTGGATCTTCTGAACGATATGGCCGACCTCACACGCTTCTTCGGTGAGGTAGTGCAAGCGTTCGTCGCTGGAAGCGCTCATTTCGTGTGCTCCTTCAGGGCCTTCGCGCCCATGTCAGAAATGATGATGTCGCATTTTCCGCAGCCAAACTCGCTCTTGATATTCATCCGCTTGGCGAGGCCGACACGGATCAGGCTATCGAAGATGCGTTTCGCGAACACGCCATATTTGTGAGGCGGCTTGACGTGGTAGACCTCCGTGGTGTTGCGCCGGAACGGTGTCGGGTACCACTCGCAGATTACGAGACCAGCATCCACGACCTTCAGGGCGTCAATGGCGCGCTTGGTGAGTGCGCTCATAACGGCAACTCCTTGAGGATCATGCCCTCTTCGGGCGCCGCTGCGACTTCCAATGCACGCTGCTTCGCCGAGAACGCTTCCGCGCGCTTCTTGAACGCACCCAGGAAGCTCTCCATGATGGGGACTTCGCCGCGCTCCCAGGCCTGCACGAACCCGAAACGCTCTTCGACAGGTGCCAGCAGCTCCGGCACGCAGCACGAGAAGTCGGGGCAGCACTCGTCGCTGTCGGGGTTGTGGGTGGGAGTGCCATCCAGCCACAGTTTAAGCTGTTCGCCGCCGTTCATCGTCATGCTTGTTCTCCCGCGGCGGTGAAGCCGCATTCGTAGAGGAAGTGTTGTCCGACGGGTGAACCCAGCCATATCATGACTTGGCGCACAACGGCCGCATCACGGGCGGTCATTTCTCCGTTGGGGAAATTGAACCTGTTGGCGAGCAGGACCGGGAGCACACCGGCGTATTCGGGGTTCTCCCACGTCTCGCAGACCTTCTTCTCCATCTTCGTTGTGGGCTTGCGCCGCAATGCCGCTGTGGCGGCATTGCCGTACCGGGCTTCGATCATCGCTTCCAGAGTGCCACGATGCATCAGCGGCGTGCCGCCGTTGTGGAGGATGTCGACGCGCTTCCCGCATGTTGGGCAGCACACGATGTACTCCCGCTCTTCTACGTACGCTTTCGAGCTCCCGCACCACACACAGATGTTGATGACCTTGCTCATGTTTAAGCTCCGTGGCGGTTCGCGGCTTCCCACAGCGGCTGCATGTTCTCCGTCGGCCCCTCAGCGGGTGTGGCTTCGCGCTTGTCCGCAGCGATGCGGTAGTGCTTGCGCTCCAGCGCCATGATGCGCCCGCTGTCGAACACCACCGCTCCGTACCCTGTAGCGACCGCATAGACGTTGCCAATCTTGTAGCCGAGCTCCAGGATCGAAGCGTAGATGGTGTCCCAGTTGGGGTCGAAGGCTGCGATCCTGGGAAAGGTTTCCGCGGGGTACATGAAGTTCGCTGCACCCACCGGGGACTGGCTGAACTCACACACCAGCCGGATGTTGGCCTCGCGCAGGAGGTTGTAAGCGACGGTGTTGTCGCCGCCTCCGAGGGCCTCATCGAGGTGCTTGGAATACACGTTGTTCCAGAACGGCGGACGGTGCCGCGCCAAGATGATGATGGCGTTGCTCTTCCAGTTCTTCTTGTCGTGTATCGCGATGAGGTGGGTCTCGGCGTCGAACTTGGTGAACGCGGCGCCGACAAGCGTCAGCACGCGCTCCTGCGTGGGGTGCTGCGCCATCTCGGCGTAGAACTCCTTGCAGTAGAAGAATTGCTCGTAAAAGCGTTCAAAGCGCATCATTTCTTGATCTCCTGTACGGCTTGCTCGCCCTTCGCTGTAAGGGCGATGTAATGGAAGGAAAAGCGGTAGTGCAGCGGCAGCATGATCCCCCCGGCGGCGATGAAGCCACGCTGGTTGAGAATGCTCAGCGTGCGGTGGCGGAACGGGAACCCCAACCAAAGCGGCTCCTTCCACTCCGCGCACAACATCACCGTGGCGGCATGCGTCTGCAAGTTGCGCGCGATGAAGCGCAAGGCGCGCAACTGCGTCACGGAGAACGACTTGGCGGTCACGTCCGCACCATATCCTTCAAGTTTATGGCGGCCGTCTGCTTCACACAGGGGAGGATGAGCTTGGCGAAGCTGCGGCCGGTCTTCGTGCACACCTTCGCCGTCATCGTGGCGTGGTTGCCCTCCATGTCCTCGACACCGATCTCCAACTCCTGCAGCGCAGGGTAGAAGACGCAAGAAAGGAGGAACTCAGGCCGCGTGTGGCGGTCAGTGAGCGCCAGGGCGTCTTCGAGGTCGATTTGCGCGTTGGACAGCGCGTCCATGCGCGCCCTGGGGACGCCCATGCCGTGCCGGTGCCGCGCCGTGACCTGCGTGAGCCGCGGAAGGAAGCGGTCGACCGCGTTCTCCAAGCTCTCTACGCGGCAGAACGGGCAGGGCTCGGCAGAACTCAGCGGCGTCCACGCGCGCGAGCACCGCGTGCAAGTAGTGTTCTTGCGGGTGGCAGTCATTGTAGAGCGCCCTCACTGCTTGTCGCCGGTGTTGTAGACCCGGCCTTCAATGAGGGACAGGCGAAACTCAAGCTCCTTGACGGTCTCGGTGTTGGCAGCCGTGGCGTTGACGGCTGTGGTGAGCATCTGCACGGACTGCATGTTGTTCACAGACATGTGCTCCACCATAATTATGGAGCGGTAGCTGACCCAGATGGACAAGATAAAGGCGACCATAAACAACATGCCCAGGATGGTGCTCCATGAAGCATTCAGCTCACGCTTTGCGGCCATAACTCCCTCTCTGAATTTGATTGCTCTTACAAGGTACTTGCGCACATCGCGCACACATCAGGTTCGCTTTACAATCACGTACGAACCGTCTTCAATCTCTAAAATTCGCCGTATACATACGTCGGCTTTTGAGATGTCAACATGCACGTTACAGCAGAAGATGTCAACCGTCAGTCGCTCAAATTCTGGAAAAGAATGGATGGAAATGTGTGATTCGCTGATGATGGCGATGGAGGTGACACCAATGGGCGTGAATTTGTGGGAGAAGACCTTGATGATCTTGCTTCCGATGGCATCGGAAATACGTTCGACAAGATATTCGAGAGCGGCGACGTTGTCGAGGGCGCGCAAGCTGCGCTGCGAGGCCGTGCTGATGCGGTAGCTGCCGAGGAGGTTGTTTCCGATGGTCATGTTGTTTCCGTGCTGGCGGGCAATAGGGAGTTGGATTGGGAAGGGGCTGACTTCTTTGTTTCTGCCGCGCCCATTGCCCGCCAGGTCGTTTAACCGAAGGCAGCGATGCCCAGGGCGGGGGTGAGGACGCGGTCCTTGTGCTCCTGCTGCTTGCCCTGGTTCCAGGCCCCTACGGGGCGGTAGTACCCGGTGACGCGAGCATAGGTGCCGGTGGTGCGAATCATCTTTTTACCTCTGACCATGATTGTAATCCCCTCCTTTAGACGGTTTTGCCAGTGCTGCCGAGGCCGCCAGCACCACGAGCAGTTGCGGGAAGCTCATCGACCTCTTCGAAGACACCCTGGGCGACGGGGACGATCATCATCTGAGCAACGCGTTCGCCGTGCTCGACGCGGCAGCCGTTGGGGCGGTCGGTCCACAAACCAAGGGTGATTTCGCCACGGAAATCATAGTCAATGACGCCGATCTGGTTGCTCAGCTTGAGGCCTTCGTTGATCCCCTTGCCGCTGCGCACGGCGATGATGCCGACGTAGCCTTCAGGTATGGCGACGGCGATGCCGGTGCTGACCTTGATGGGGGAGCCCGGCATGATGTTCTCGCAGCAGCGGGTGAGGATGGCCTGCAGGTCGAAGGCGGCGCTGCCATCGGTCTTGTAGGTGGGGATGACGGCATCGGCGTGCATGAGCTTGATTTGGATGTTCACTATTTGTCTCCTTCAATGGGTTTGATGACGTTGAGCCGCCATCCGTCGATGGCGAACTTGTCCTTGAGGAAGTCGAGGGTTCCGAAGCGTTCCGCGCGCGCCCCCATGTAGTCAACGACGCGAAGCTCCTTGTAGGTGGCGCTCTTGCAGCCGAACAGCATGATGTCGAGCAAGCGCTGCCGGTACTGGCCAAGATTGCGGACGCCGTCATTGGTGGTCTTCACAGACAGCACGACGCTGTCGAAGACATCGCGGAATCCATTCAGGCCGTTCGTGTGCAGCGCCATGCTACGCCCCTCGGCCATGAAGTGGTCAGTGGCGGCTTGGAACCCTACAAGGTTCGCTGTGGGCTCGCCCCCGGAGAAGACGACGGCCACGCGGTTGCCCATCATGGCGGCGTCGGTCTTCTTCAGGGCGGCACTCACATCCTCAAGGTCGTACACGGGGCGCCCACCCACGACGCGCTGGTTGTAGCAGTACGGGCAACTCAGGTTGCAGCCGTTGAAGAACAACGTGGCGGCCAAGCGGTTCGGGTAATCGACAAACCCGAAAACGAAGTCGTGGATGAACTTCACGGCTAGCCCTCCACGTGGTCGGGGTAGCGGAGGCGGAACGCTTCCACCTGTTCGTCACTGTGCTCGAAGGGGCAGAACTCGTGCGTGCCGGGTATGATGCGGCCGCAGCACTCGCACTTCGTGTACACGGGGCTCACAGAGAAGTACGGGATGGGGGTGCTGCACATCGCCACCACCATCGCCTCCACTCCGACGCCGTCCAGTTCCTCACCGGTGTGGAGGTGCACAACGGTACCTCCGCTCAGGATGGGCTGCAGCACGGACTGCGTGCGCAGCAGAAGGTCCACCTGTCCCTGCAGCTCCACCGGGATGTGGCAGGAGTTGGTGAGATAGGGGGCATCAGAGGTTCCGCGATGCGGGGCCTGGGGGAACACCTTCAACATCTTGATGGCGAGCTTGTGGGCGGCGGACTCCGCAGGTGTGGCTTCGAGGTTGAAGAGCTTGCCCGTCTTCTCCGTCCACTCCTCAGTCGTGGTGCGCATGTGCTCCAGGATCTTCGCCGCCACAGCCAGGTTGGCCTCTTCAAGGAAGGAGTTGTCGTCGCCGCAGATGTACTCCACGGCCTCCCAGAGACCCACGAAGCCGACAGTGGTGAAGAAGGTGCTGAAGCCGCGCTTGAAGTTGGCCTTGGCCATGCTGAAGAAGCCGTCGTCGAAGGCCTTCTCCACGATTCCGCGCTTCCAAAGCTGCTCGTCGCGCACCAGACCCATGACGCGGTCAAGCTGCTGGTAGAAGTGCGCGAGCCGTTTCTCGGTGGTGTTGTGGTTCTCGAACACGCTGCTCAGCATGGCCAGCATGGGGAGGTTGAGCGTCACCACCTGCAGGGAGCCGGTCTGGTCGGCGTTGCCGAAGAGGCCGCCCACGTGCTTTCTTATATTCTTTTCCGATATTTGCAAACGACAGCACATACTCCTTACATCTGCGGGGTTTATCTTCTCCCCGGCGCTGTGGCCGTTGATGTAGTTCTGGAAGTAGGGGTTGCCGAACTTCGCGCTCAGCGAGAAGACGAGATCCTTGAGGGGGTGGCGGAAGAAGGCCTCGGTGACAGAGATGGTGAGGACGGGGAAGGTGAAGCCGGTCCCCTTGCTGTCGCCGCGCATGAAGTTCTTGAGGATGGCTTCGGCGACGATGTTCTGCCACATCTCGATATCGCCGTAGGTGAGGTACTCGCCCTTGCAGGAGCATTCGAAGGTGTTGGCACCCCAGCGTTCTTCGAAGGTCTGGCCGCCGACGAGGGGGCGACGATCACGCATGTCTTCAGGAATTGTCAATGATAACGTGATATTACTGAAGGGGCTGTTTCCGGTAACGAACATTTTGCGTGTGCTGCCGGGGACATTGCGACGCGCAATGAATGTTCCGGTGTTCGTCGTGGGACACCAAACTTTCCCTTTGTAGTGCTTACGCCGAACTTCCGTAACGGCGAACTCCCCGATAACATTGGGCGTGTAACGGGTGTCCGGGCGCTTAATCTTCGGAATGTAATATGCGCCTCCGGCGCTTTCCAACTCTGCAGCTTCACGCACATACAGTTTAGTCAGGCCAGAATCGGTGTACACGACACGATGCTTTTCGGTCACAACAGATTCGTAGCCCTCTCCTGAGAAATGCAAAAGGTCGCCATCGTGGTCGTAGATGTTCACATGCGTGAGCTTGTCTGACGTGACAGTTCTTGTTTCGAGGTCGACAACATATATGGAGTCGCCAACACTGAGCTCGTCGTAGCGCTTCCACCCCTTGTGCGTCAGGCACTCGGTTTTCTCATCGACGCACTGGCCGCCATAGCGGGTATTGTAATTGAGATGAAAAATCATCTCCTGCATGGATTGATCGACTTCTTCGAGAGTCATCTTCATGGCCATCTCAGGAGTCATATCGAAGGTATTGATGCGGGAGAGGAAGAAATCCAGGGCGTAGGGGCCGAGGAAGAGGTCAACATCGTTGAAGGCCTGGGCACCGGCGAACTCGTTGCTGCAGGCTCCGATGTGATTGATGATGTGGTTGACGGCGCTGCGCAGGCGCTTGGCGGGGCCGCTGATGATGTTCCCGGCCGATATGCCGTCATGGAGGAGATTCTCTAGGCTGTGGCCGCTGCAGTATGGGGTCTTCACGCCCAGGCCGAGATCGTGGATGTGCACGGCGCCGAGCTCATGCAGGTCAGCGAGACCATCATGTCCGGCCTTGCGCATCTCCGAGAGGTAGTTGCGCTTCAGCGCCTCTTCACCGATCACCAGCAGCAGTCCCGCCGGGGAGAGATGGCTCATGTTGGCGTTTTCCTTGGCCAGCAGACCCTCGCCGAGGTAGTTGGCGATAATGGGGTCGATGTCGAGAGTTGGGCCTTGGGGTGAGGCCGTGCCTGTGGCCGAGCTTTGAAGCTGGTCCATGTCGTGATGCTCCTTGTTGGGTTTACTGGGATACTTCCTGCCGTTTCAAGGTGGAATGGCAGGCACCGCTCACTTATGTCTGTCGAAGGGAAAGAAGTCAAGTACGAAAAACGCCGAATGTTTACGCCTTGTCGGAGGTATTCGGTCTTTTACCATCACGGCGCTGCTGCGCCACTTCGGCCTCCTTGATCTCGCCATCCGTGGCACCAAGGTTCTCGCGCGCCATCTTCTTATACAGAATGTGCAGCGTCACCGGGCCGCCGAAGCCAGCCATGCCGACAACAAACTCCTTGAAGTGCGGAGCCAGGGGGCTGACGTCCATGAGCTTTCCCGCCATCAGGCCAGCGAACCCGCTGACGAAGAAACAGGAGAGGAGGGCGTAAAAGCTAGGGCGCCGGCCGCTGACGAAGAGATTCGCCAACCCACCAGTAACGCCCCAGAGCAATACGTCCAGGGCGTTCGTCAGTTCCTTTAACGGATTTGTGGTAAAGTCGATCATCAGCGTGCCTTCGCTAGCAGGTACAACCATGTACCGATGTACGCGAACCATGTGAAATTGAACAACCTTACTTTGTTGTACCGCGTTCTGATGTAGATGATCTCAAGCAGCGAAATCGCAACCGCTGTACCGAACAGTATCCGCAAAACCAGCATTCCATCAAGGTCAAAAAAGGGTATGACGTGGTCGTAAACTACGTAATTGAACCCGATTCCCAAAGCCGCGGCGTACCCCGCCAGCACCAGCTTGGGCTGCGCGTCGATATTCTCCTTCGGGACGTCCATGTCACAGGTGATGCAGGAGCTCACCATGTGGGACATGTACAGCCAGAGCAGCACGACTGTGGCCATTGGGCTCCACATGAAATTGATGTACGCATCCACTGGGTTGGCGAGCTTGAAGCCGATCTGACTCGCCACGTGCAGGCGCACGACAGTGATGGGGATCTGCGAGGCTACGTAGCACACGCCGAGGAGCATCACGGTGTGTGAGGAGTGTCCCTTGTTGAGGCTGGGGCGAATCCCCAGGGCGAGGGTGGCGGCAACGAGGACAGCGACACCCAGGAGGTGCACCGTCAGGAGGTACTGGTAGGTGTACGCACAGATCATAATGCCAGGAGGGCACATCGTCCGGTCTCCGCTGCTTTGCACTTTCGAATGCAGTTCAGGATGGCGATGTAGACGAGGAGAGATATGTGCTTGCAGACGAAGGGTACCCACCACTGCGCGTTGACTGGCATGATGAGGAGTTCCAGGCATTGCTTGACCTGGACGAGTGAGAGCAGGAACACAAGGCAGTAGGAGTAGTAGATGTGCGCGCCGGTGAAACGCAGCCTGTTGATGACCGGCCCGACGTACATCGCGAAAGCAAGCGTTACAACAGACAAAAATAGCAGATATGTCTGAACGGCTCTCGCCACTGCTTCTACGGTGTTCATAAGGTAGTCCTCTGATATGGCGTTTGGATGCTCACGAACGTACAGGCCCTCACCATAAAAAGCAAGGGCCTGCACGTGTCGTTTAGGCTTCGACGGTGGAGGCGCGGACGATCCACCCATAGCAGAAGTCTTCCTGCGTGGGGTCGTCGCGCATGATCTTCTTGTAGTGCTGCACGGCCTCGGAGCGCATCAGCGCCATGATGACGGTCTGTCCGTCGCCGCGCCTCAACACCACATCGAGGGCGCGCGCGGTTGCGGGACCGGGGTGGCCGTCAACAACCAGATCCGGGAACATCTGGCCATTCTTGTTCATGAAGTTCAACTGCTCCTGCAGGAAGCGCCCGGCGGTCTGCGCGGTCCCGGTGTTCACCGCGTACTGGAAGAGGTAGTAGGCGATCTCGTAGGGGATGTTGTCGCCCCCGAAGCCGTCCCAATACGAGGTCTTGTAGAAGCCGCGCACAGCGGCCATGAACGCAGGATCTGCAGCCAGCGCTGCCGACATCGCCTTGCACTGCGCGGGGGTGGGGTTCTCGTTGGGTACGCCGAGACGTGCCTTGAGGGTGTCAACGACGGCCCAGCCCGGCCAGTCCGGGTAGAAGCGGCGGGAGATGCCGAAGGCGGTCTCCTTGCCGCGGTCAGTGGGCCTGTTGCCGTACGCGCCCTCGGCGCCCATCAGCTTCGCATACGCGCGCTCGTAGTTTGCAGCCATTGGTCTACTTCTCCTTGGGTTGCGCCTGCGCGGTGTAGCAGTTCAGCGCGCTGTCCTGGCGGGTTAGGAAGAGCTCAATTTCCGCCAGGTCGGCGGTGAGGGCAGCCACGTTCTCCTTGCTCCCGATGTGCCTGTTCTCGGAGAGATCAGTGAGGTTGAGCGTTGCCGGCCGCGGGCACAGCGTGTACGCCTGTTGCACCTCTATATGCGTCACCGGCGGGACTGTCGGTGTGGAAACGCACGCGGAGAGCATGAAGAATACGATTGATGTAAGCGACAGCGCGAATACTGCTTTCATTGTCCAGAACCTCCCCTTTTTGCTGCAGCGGCGCTGCTGGTGTCGATGTCATGCCCGCGATGAGCGCCTGCTGTTCGCCGATGCGCTCGCGGTAGGTGTTGATGTCGTGCTCCTGGTCCTTGACCTGCTTCTCCAAGGCCGCCAGCGCAATCTTCTTCTTGCCCTGGTCGTCCTGCAGGAGCCCGATCTGCGTCTCCTGCATAGTGCAGTTCTCCTGCATGTTGGCAATGGTGGCGTTCTGGCTGGAGATGATGGTGTCGCGGTTGGCGATCTGGATGTACTGCACGCCAATGTACGCCAGCATACCGAGCACGAGGAGCGCGGCAGCAATGTAGGGGATGTTCTTGACAGTCAAGAAGCCGAACATGGCGTCACCTCGCACCCGTGGCTTTGTCGCACAGCCAGTTCCACACCGTCACAGGGAACAGGACGATCTTCAGCCACAGTGGAAATTCCATACCGGACATGATTCCTCCTTAGAATGCTTTCGGGCAAGGCTCTTCGATTTGCGCAGTGGCCACTTCCTCAGAGATGCTTTCAGCAGAGGAGTGCCACTTCCGCTCGACGTATTTCTGGGCCACCTTGCCCACGATTACGGAGCCCACAATGTACCCGGCGTTGTCAGGGAAGTCGACCATCACACCCGCAGCGGCCTGGATGTTCTTCCACACAAAGACGCCGAGGACCGTCGTAACGGCCATGAACCCGCAGATCCGCATCTGCGACAGTCGCTTCGTGTCGTCACCATTGATCTCGCGCATGATCGCGCAGAAGCTGCGAAACGCTTTTTTCAGCCATGCCATCATCGCCGCACCGCTACCTTGATGTACCCGCTGTTGACCCAGGCCGCTGTGTTGTTGTCCCAAAACAGCGCGTCTTTCTGAATGTCAAGTCCGATGGTCTTGTTCGAGATGGCTCGCGGACGCACCCCGTAGAACTTGTTGCTGGGGTCGGCGTACGACACCGTCGTCAGCACATTATTGCTGTTTGTGGCCGTTGTCGAGTACATGAAGCGCACGTCCTGGGGGACAGCTCCCCAGCCGTGTTCGAGCGTCATGTCGACATTGCGTGTCGCTGCCGTCCACGCGCCCTCCCAGTACAGCGGGGTGCACACCGTGAATGGAAGGATGCTGCCGGCGCTGCGGTACAAGACCTGGCCGATGTAGCGCCAGGTTGTGTGTGCGGGGTGATAGAGCGGCACAGCGCGATGATCGGGTTTGAGCGTCGTGTCTACGACACCAGGAGCGGTAGGAGAGGACGAAGAGAAATAGAGATTCAGTACGTCCCCTTCAATGGTGGCGTAGAGGTAGTAGATGGTGTTGGTGACAGGCGTTCCGGCGTCACCGAGGTCGTTGTGGATGTCCACCACGAACGGCGTCTCCACGGCAGCGAAAACCCCACTGATGATAATGTGGCCGGGTTGCACGGTAACGGTGCGCGTGGAGGTGTAGGTGAGCCACATCCCCGACAGGGTGTCGGCGGGAGAGAGCGAGGCCAAAACATCGTCCAAGGACGCGCCGGTGTCACCGTACGGAAGCAGCGCGGCGTTGATCTCCAAGAAGCGTTGCGGTGCACGCGCCATCGTCTAACCCTTTATTTGGCAGTCGTGCCAGTGGCTCTTGATGAGCTTAGCGCCGACATGGCAGCACCATGCGACGTACCCAAGGAACCCCGCTTCAAGGCAGTTCCACATAATATCGTCGATGCTTGGGATTTTCGTATCGAGTCCCGTGATGAGCCAGCGAACTTCAGCTATGGCATACGCCGCAGAAAGAAACATGGCGCCGTGCGCGGCCCGGTAGAGGTCGGTCTTGTGCGCGAGGCAAGTTGCGTTGGCCTCTGTGATGCGGCGCGCGATGCTGAAGTGGAGGCGCACACCGCACACAAACACAGCTATCGACAGCAGGAGCAGGATGAAACTCAGAATGTTCATTTGTTCTCCGGTGGGTACTTGCGGGATTCTCCGACGACCCAATTTTCAATTATCGGGAGGAGGGCGCCTGAACTGTACCCGGATGCACCGACGAAAGCCACCTTCATGCCTTCAGGGATGTTCCAATCCTGAATGAACAGGTAGGCGAGTACGCCGACAAACACTGCTGCCACTAGCGCGCCAAGAACCTGACTCATGCTGCGCTCTTGTCCCTTACGGAGTATGCGCGCGAGCCCACCGAGGAGGGCCAGGGAGATCGGGAGGAGCAGCTTCGAGGTGATGATGTCATCCATGCCGCACCTCCTTGTTTTAATATTGCGAGAGACGGTTTCCCGCCTCCCGCTACGTAGTCCCTAATGTATGTAGGAGGCCAAGTCCACCACATCGTACGGCGCGGCTGCCATCAACTCCGCGTACTGCGCGACGCAAACACCTTCGGTACCGCCAACCAACGCCGCGAGGGCCTCAGCATCAACAGCGGCGGCAATGGCGGTCTTGAGCACGTAGTGCTTGGCCAGCATGCTCTTGTGCCAGTCGAAGTAGGTCTTGGCGCGCGCTTTGTCAGTGGTGCTCATGTTGTTGTAGATGAGGCTGAGCGAGTTCTGGCGGTCGGTGTCGGCGACGCTTTTGATGAGCGCCTGTGTGGTGGCTTCAAGCCCTGGGATCGCGGATGCTTTAGCGTCCACGAGGAGCTCCGCAGCGCCCTTCGGCCGCACCACAGCGACAGGTGTGTCGGGGTCGCCCTCAATGCGCCCATCGGTGTCGATCACCAGGGCTGTCGGGCAACCCCAGATGTTGTCGACAGGCATGTCGGCGCTGACAACATGCGCGTAGTTGGCTTGCAGCCCCGGCAGCAACACCTCGGCGTCGGGGTAGATGGCTTCCACGACGAACACGGACTCCCCATACGTCTTCGACTCGTCATTGCTCACATATATCATTGCAGGTCTCCCTTACGATTGTTCTTGAGAAGGATAGACAGCCACCCGAAGTAGCGCACAGCAACCATGAAGACGAATCCCAAGGTAGGGTACCCGTTTGCCGCCATGCAGCGCTGCAGGTGCTGGTCCGCCCACTTCCTGTCCTCTTCCGTCACGACCTGCTCATACGCGAGGTCGTGTTCATCACAGCATCGCTCGAAGGGCGGAAGCTGCCGCGTGCACAGCTTCCACACCTTCGAACACAATCCAGTCATTCCACAGCCATTACTGGCCATAGGTGGTGCTCACCGCGTCAAGTTCTTCTTGCGTGGTCGCGGCCAGGACAAGCTGCTCCTGACCCTGCTGCCACGTGAAGGCTGCGGACTCATTGGCCAGCCCAGCCGGGATGAGCTTCTGCAGGAGCGCATACGTCATCTCCACCCATACGCCCTCGGAGGCCTTCCATTGCGGGATGACGGCTGCAGGGTTGGCCTGGAAGACGAACACGGCCGTGCGCGTGTAGGCGTCCATCGCGCTCTTGTCGGTGTCGAAAAGGATGCCGTCGACGAGGATGCCCCCGTCGCGCACGCGCGCCTTCTCAAGCTGCAGGGCGTCGAGTTTGGCAGGCTTCTTGTCCGCGAGGAGCTCCGCGGCCCCTTTCTCGCGGACGATGGTGGGCTCGACGGAGGCGTCGATCACCAGGGCCGAAGGGCAGCCGAAGACGGTTGTCTCGTCGACTTCCATCTCGACGATGTGCGCGTAGCGGGCTTCCAGGCCGGTCTTGTCCTCGTAAGAGAGGAGTCCCGCCTCTACGGCGAACACCTTGTCACCGTAGAGCTTGCTGATGTCGTTGCTGCAGTATGTGATGAGCATGCTGTTCTCCTATCCCTCGGTGAGGATGAGTTTGTAGTAACCGGATTTCACCCACGTGCCCGCCACATTGCGGTACATGTACGGCGAGACGCGCATGCTGAGCGAATTAGCGAGCTTGGGAGCGTAGCCGGAGACGGCTATGGTGCTCAACAACACACCGTAAGATTCCGTTTCGTAGTAGTAGAGCCCCGTGCACTCGTAGAGTGCGCCGCTGATTGCTTCGCTTGCGACAATGCGCGGGTTGAACTTGGTACGCCCGAAGCCATGTGCGACATTGAAGTCGCCCGCTGCCGGAATAACGGCCGGAGCGCTTTCCCACAACCCAGGCATGCACTTGTCGTACGGCAGGATGTTGCTGCTCGCGTCGTTGCGGACCTGGCCAATCCAGCGCACGCCCGTTCCCAGCGTCGGGTGGAACCACGCGCGCGCTGCAGTGCAGTCATCGAAGCTCGCTACGAGGTTGCCGTAGCGGTCCATGAGCGGGGCCTGGGTGTCGAACATGAACGTCGGGGCGTTACCGGACTCCGGCCGCACCGCGTACATGTAGTAGATGGTGTTCGCGGCCTCGGTGAGCCCCGCACGCAGATTGCCAGAGAGCGTCACATTCTTAGCCTTCGTGACTTTCATGATGGCGCCATTGATCTCAATCTCGCCCGGCTGCACCTGCACGGTGTTGGCGTCGATGTACTTCGACCATACCGTGCAGATATTGGGGTTCGTGGTGGCGAGTTGCGACTTCACCTTCTTGTATATGCGGATGCGGCAGCTTACGGCGACACCGGCAGAGTGCACGTTAAGCGCCGTCACGGGACTCGTCGTGTTCGACCAAGATGTTGTGAGAAGCGCGTTGTTTGCAGAGTTGCCGCCAACACAGATGCAGTTGCGTGGGGTGTTTGCTACTTTGAGGAATATGTCGGATACCGCAGACCTGCGCCCACCGACATAACCGATGTACAGACCAGGACGCGCGGAGCCAGACGAAGCCGCTACGGCTGAGCCCGTTCCTGTAAGCGACTGGTTCGGGTAATTCGCGGTCGCCTTATCTCCGTTGAGCGCGATATACACAGGCGTCGCGGCGTCAGAAAGCCCTTCGAACAGCACATGCGCGGTATCATCGAGTTCACCATCCCAGGGCAGCGTAACGTCGAGGACTTCGTTGTTGAGGTTCCACTCCTTGACGAGCTCTTCGCTCACGACCTCAACAGGCCGCACACCATCCACCCACTTGTAGACCCTGATGGTTCCTGTGAAGGTATACGCTGTGGGGTTGACAACAACGGTATCCATGTTCGCGGTTCCGAGGTAGACGAAACCATCACTGCTGACGATCTGCCCGGCTGCTCCGGTGTGTCTGGCAGCGCCGCGCCACGTCCCTACCTTGGTGCGTTTGTTGAATTCCAAAACGTAGCTGCCTTGCGCGTATGCGGGCACGAGGCGGAATCCGTTCAAATTAGTCAATCCCGCGCCAGCGGTGCTGGCCTGTCCGTAGAAGACCTGGTTGGCGTAGTTGGCAGCGGTGTCACTACTGAATGTGGCGTTGAGGTGGCCGGTAATGCCCGCTCCGGGGTAGTCGACCTCGATGCGAAACTTCTCACAGTTGCTGACGTCAATGTTCTTGCCCGACAGCGACGCTGCATTGCTGCTGAATTCCGTGGTGAGCACCCAGCCAGATTGTGCAGTGGGGTCGATGAGGGCATTGAAGGCACTCACCCACGCGCCATCGTGGTACTGCATGGTCATGCCGGTGTCGACCACTACAGCCATGTCGCCCTCTTCCATTCCCGTGACCGCGTAGAGCTCAGCCATCGTGGCGTACTTGGTGATACCGCCACCACCGCTGCCGCTGGTGAACTCCACCCAGGCCGTGTTGGTGTAGCGGTAGAGCTTGTCGGTATCGAGGACAGTGGCGAAGTCGCCGTCCGTCATCCCTGTGGCGGCCTGCAGGTCCGCCAAGGTGGCGAACTTCGGAATGCCCCCACCGGTAGAGGTGATCGCCACCCACTCCGCTGCAGTGGCGTCCCAGGAGTAGAGCTTGCGCGTCTCCAGGACGTGCACGACGAGACCGTCGTAGCGCTCGTCTGCCGCAATGGCATCGCGCTCCGTGATATCAGTGGCGATGCGAATGCCCGACACCTCCACCCAGGAGTCACCGTCCCAGGAGTACGTCTTGCGGGGCTGCGCCAGCACCTGCACGAGAAGGCCGTTGTAGCGCTCTCCTGCAGGAATGGCGTTGCGTGCGGCGATGTCAGCTACCACACGAACTGTTTTGCCGGTTCGCTCTTGGTAGAGGCCCTCGGCGAGTGCTTTAGTCCTTGGATCGTATGTCATGTGTGCTCCCCTTTTTACATCACGTGCCAAGTAGCGCCGTCGCTGTACAACGTGTACGCAGCCATGAGTTCTGTTATCTCAAGAAGGCTTCCGCCGTCCACAACATCTGTGCCCTTTGGCACAATACGAACTTTGTATACGCCAAAAACCTTTTTCACGCGTACAACGTCTTTTTCACACTCGGAGGCCGCAGGAAGTGTCACCGTAACATCCGCAGCAGTGGCGGATACGAAGACCATTGCACTCGCCAACAACGTCGTATTGACACTGATGAAGAGGTTGTCGGCGTTGCTGCCGCCAAGCTCTTGGCTAGCGAGGCCGGACCCTGAAGCGAAGCGGTGCGCCACCGCCTACACCACGAACCACCCCAGCCCATCACAGACCAGGGAGTAGGAGGCGCCGACCTCGTTGATTACAAGCTCTTCGTTGTGCTGGTCGACGAGCTCAGATCCGGTTGGGGCGATGGTGGCGTCGTTGCCGCCCTGCAGGAGCTTCACCAGCACCGTCATGTCCTTGCTTGTCGCCACCGGAGGGAGCTGCACGAACACCGCGCGCGCCGTGGTGTCCACGAGCAGCGTGACGGACTTCGTGACGGTGTAGTTGTCGCTGACGCGCACCGTGGCCGGCATCCCTGCAGGAGCAGGGTCGGGGCTGCTGCCGCCCTCGGTGAACGTCCCCAGGACTACGTTCTCGACCTCGTAGATGACGAAGATCTGGTCGCCCTCTGCGAGGTGGTCCTGCATCGCCAGCCCATCCCAATACACGAAGTTCGGGCTGTCCTCGCTGACGATGAAGTCTACGCCGTAACGCTGGTTGGGTCCGTGGCAGATACCGACGACAGCGCTTTCACGCCGTGCGCACGTCAGCGTGAGGCGGACGCGCTTGGCTGCGATGTCAGATGCGCTCAGCGTGAAGTACTCCGTGCTCAGCCCTGGGGTGTTCAACCCGTCGATGGCTTGGCTGACAGAGAGGCTGCTGCTGTACGCGATATCCGCCGATCCCAGGTGCGTCGAGCTGTTGGGATCGAGATTAAGCCATTGTTTTCCTACTTTTGCCATGTCCGGGCTCCTTGCCGCTTATATCACCCACCAGTCCACGCCATCGCACACAAACGTGGCGGACGTGTACTGGCTGGTGAGGCTGTAGTTGGCCATGCCGTCTATCGTGCCCGATTCCGGCAGCACGACCACTTGCTCGCTCTCGCTCCCATTTTTCACGACAATGGTGGCGTTGATTTCGTTTTTGAGTGTGATGTACACAGCGGCGATACCGATGACGACCTCGTGGTCGGCAGCCGTGTAGTTGGCGCTCTTCTTCATGACAACGAAGCTAGGAGCCTCGCTGCTCATGACGCGCACAGCGCCGGTAGCATCTTTGTGCTTGCGTCGTACGAGGTGGCTTGCGGTGTCGTACCAAAGCACGGTTTCCTGCAGCGCAAGAGAAGCGTCTGCGGGTTCGGCTTCAGGCAGCTTGTTGACACCGCCGTAAATTTGGGTGGTTTTCTCTTTGATGGTGGACGCCGCGTCGAACGGTAGCGTCTCTGCCCCGACGTGATCGGGGTCTGCGACATCGCGATTAAGCCATTTGGCCTTGGTCTTGCCCACTATTTCTTCTCCCAGGTTTTTGCCGGGTCAAGCCCGGATATATCCCGCCAGGAGGAAAGAAGGCGGCGAGAGGCGGGCAGAACACCTCATCCCCTCGCCGCCTAGAATCCTTTACTCGTCGTAGGTCACGGTGAACTTGTCACCGGCGACCAGCAGGCCGTCGAGACCCATGCCGGCCCAGGTGAGGCGGCGCACGGAGGTGCCGTCGGTGATGACCTGGAAGTCGTCGCCGTAGAACTGGCCGGGGGCGCCCTTCACGTTCAGCACCACGCAGGTGGGCTCGGCAGGGGTGACGGCCAGGTCCACGTAGCCGGCAGTGATGTCGCCAGCGGCCAGGGTGAAGCGGTCAACCTTGCGGTTGTTGGCGGCGGCGATGGCGTCGTCAACGTACTGCTTGTTGGCCACGTCGCTGGACAGCACGGGAGCCTTGACACCGGTGATGGTGAAGCCGGAACCGATGCTCCAGTCGGCGGTCAGGGCCGCCAGGGCGATGACAGCGCCGCTGCCGCCAGCGAGGCCGTTGCCGAAGGAGTCAGCCTTGATTTCGGCCTCGGTCACGCCGTCAGCGGCGATCTTGAGGCCAGCAGCGCCGAGAGCCAGGGAGGCGCCGTCGAGCACCAGGGTGATGCTGCCGCCGGCCTTGCTGACGCCGTTGCCGACGATGAGCTGCAGTTCGGTACCGACCTTGGTGAGGCCCAGGCCGTCGGTGGTGATCTCACCCACGGTGGAGGTCTGCACGAATTCGAGCTCGGTGGTGCCGAGGACGATGGCGCCCTCAGTGGCCAGGGACCAACCGGTGCTCTTGTTCTTGGTGCCGGACTCCACGAAGGTGAACATGCCGGTGGTGACTTCACCTTCCGGGGTGCCGTCGCAGTCTTCGGCGCGCGCCCACGCACCGGAAGCGGCCACGTAGACGCCGTTCTCCTTGGCGTCGGTGTTGTTCTTCACCAGCACACGGTCGCCAGCGCTGAGAGCAACGCCGTCGATGGTCTGCAGGCCGGTCAGGGAGGTGTTGCCGCCAGCGGCCGTGGAAGCGGCGCGCACGGAAGCCTTGCGGTCGATGCCATTGACGCGGTCGTCGACGTAGCGCTTGGTGGCGGCGTCGGCGTCAGCGGTGGGGACGGCCATGTTGGTGATCTTGAAGGCGCCCATGTTCAGGGCAGCGCCCATCGAACGAGTGCCGTCGGCCTTGATGTAGGCGTCGAACAACATCTCGTCGGTGACGCCGTCGGCCTTGATCTGGACGCCGCCAGCGACGGCCTCCAGCGCACCGGCTGCAGCCATCTTCAGCATCAGGTCGCCGCCAGCGCCGACCTCGAACATGCTCCCGCTCTTATTGAGCCATTTCGCGTTCATCAGAGACATAGTTGCTTCCTCCTTCAGGAATGCGTGGTTAGGAATCGGCCTCCTCGTACAGCACGAGGAGCCTATCACCGACAGAAAGCAAGCCGTCCAACGACAGACCGGCCCACCCGATGACAGTAGGGTTGGTTGCACTCACGACATAGTCCATGCCGTTCTCCTGCGCGCCCGCGTTCACGACGAACACGACAACACCGGAAACCGACTTGACCGCCGTGGGTAAGGTGATCGACTTCGCGTCAATATGCGCTTGGGTCACTTCCACGACACCCTGTGCGAGGTCGCCTTCATTGACGCGCTCAGCCAGGGTGCGCAAGCGGAACTCAATGGAGTTCGCGTCTGTGCTTCCTGTGATGCCGATGCGGGCCTGAGTGGCTTCCACCGCAGCCTGGATGGCGCCGAGGTGTTCGTTGGTAAGCATCCACAGCACCTGAGTGCCGATGTTGTAGGCTGCGGGTTCCGTGTTGGCGTACCCACGCAGCGCCACATTGTCGATGTAGAGTTCGTTCAGCGCCGGATCTGCGCTGGTGTAACGGATGAGTTCGTCCTTGATCGTCACCAGCCCCTGGGCGGGGACGCGGAAAAGGTCGATGCCGATGACCTTGATTGTCAGCGACGTTGGGCTCATCCCTACAGCGAGCCGTCCTGCAGGGATGAAGGACGGGCTGGCGTTGGGGGCTTCGAGAAAGGTGCCGCCTGCGCCGCGCCCGTCCAGCGCCTGCGGGAATACGGATTTGGGAATTTCGTTGCCCATGTCGCGCTCCTACGCCTTCAGTTCAGACGCGTCTTTGCGGCCCTTCAGTACGGCCAGTACATCTTCCAAAGGCAGCGTCGCCGTGTTGGCGTTCTGCGCGATCTCAGCCAGCAACAGTTCTTGTACCGTCGGGACATGCCCGGATGCGCAATCCAACCCCTGGTTGGCGAAGAACGCCCCGGCAAAAGCACCGCTGGCGTTCTCCTGGCGATCAACCGTTTCGGTGTCGCGGGGCAAGTTCGGTATCGCGCTCATGGCGTTACAGCAACAGCTTGGAGTTGTCGATGAGAACTTCTTCCGTACCGGAAACGACGTCCAGCACCTGCGTGGTGACGTCGATGGCAGGGTAGGCGTCTTCGACCACAACATTGTACTGCACCGTCCCTGTGGTGCTCTCGGTGATTGTCAGCCTGTAATTTCCAGTGGCTCCGCTTTCCGTGATAACGGTACCCGCTGGAACATCCGCGCGCAGCGGCAGCGCCAGGTCGAGATGGCCGTCACCGTTGACATCGAGATCCAGAGCAAGGACGGCGTAAGCGGACCCTGCGAGGTTGATGATATCGCCGGTGCTGATCTCCTTGCCGGGGTCATGGATGCCGATGCGTTCCGCCTTTGCAAAGCCCTGCACGGAAACGCTGGGGGACTGCGTGTACCCGCCGATGACAGCAACCGTGAACTCGTCGATCTCGACGTTGGCGGTGATGTCCGTCGGGGGCTGCAGTTCACCGGCCGCGTTGAGGACGCAGCGCGTCACGCGAAAGTCGGTGAGGCCGTATTGGCGCGGCCGGGTGTTCAGGGATATCGGAAAGGGGATGCCCTTGCGCTTGCTCTCAGCCATGTCAGGTCTCCTACAGATTGTGCAAGCCTTCGAGCACTATGGCAGTGCCCGCAACAGGCGTGCTGACTTCAGTCCCGAAGTAGAGGTGCAACGCGAATGGCCAGCGCCCCAAGGGAAGGACTTTGGTTTCAGCAGAGGACATTCTGAAGGCGACAATACCTTTAGCGAGATCGCTGTCAGGATCGTTGTTCGCTGCCACGACATCGAAGTCACTTTCATCAGTACGTAGCGTGAGTTCTATTTTGTCGAATGTACTGAGGTCGTACGGAACGCTGTCGAGATCGGCTCCGATCTCGAAGCACTGAAGGGTGTAGTCGCCTTTCACGATTGTGATTCGCGATTTCAAAGGGCGTGCCACGTTCCAACCTCCATGATTTAGGCTGTTATGGCGCACAACAAAAGCGAAGTCAACGGTGGTCTTTCACCCTTTTCGATACCTTATTGAATTCTCCGATGATCTTGATGGACTCTATGACGGGGAGGTTGCCCTGGCGCAGAGGTAGCATCACCGAAGCACCTTCGCGTTTTCCGGCAATGACTTGGATGGTGCCATCAAGTGTTGTCGTGATTACGTACAAATTGTGGCCGAGCGCGAACATGTCACCCTGCTGCAGTACAGCGAGAGTTTTAGGATCGCGGAGCTCGTAACGGATGCTTTCAGGGTCGCTGTCGTAGTAGAAGAGCTTCGTCACCTTCGGGTACCCGACCACTACAGTCCCGCCCTCAGCGCCGACTAGCGCGACGAGATAGCAGTCTTTGTTCGGTGCCGTGACATCGAAGGTGTAGAGACCATCCCTGATGTGCGGCATCACGCCGCTCGCGTACACGCCGCCATCCTGGTTGAAGATCGTAATGAGCGGCGTCAGGGTCTGATCTTGCTCATGCGCCTTGTAGGTGATGACGAAGGCTTCCTTTTTGTTGACGAACCGCATTACTTCGCGACCTCCTGGCCGGTGAGCGTGAACACGACGGCGCCGTTCTGAGATTCCACGTGCACGCTTTCACCGGCGTCGAGATGTAGCGGCGTGAAGGTGAACGTATCGTTGCACGGGATCTTCAACTTGCTGTAAATCTCGGTGTCGGTGATATCGGTCTCACCCGCTTTGAGGATGTAGACGTAGATGTAGTCGACAGCGGTCTCTGATTTGTTGCACGCCCAGCCCGTGAGGTAGCACTCCTTTCCTTGCTGGACCTGCGCGAGTACTCCGACGGTTGCGGCAACGGGTTTCAGTCTGTAGATCATGGCGTCCCCATCATGAGCGGGTTGATGTACGGTCGTGTGGTGACAACACCGTCACCGGCAACGAGGAGCCGCGGCCCCTCCCAGGTGAGGTCATCAGGGGTGTCAGCGAGGTCAGTGAACAACGCCGCCCCCAGGGCCTGTTGCGCAGCTTGGCCGGAAACAATGATGCGAAGAGTGCGCGTGCCGGCGGCGTTGTTGACGAGCTTCCACGCCTTCGACTCCTCCACCCAGGTGAGGGAGAAGTCATCGGGGCTGAGCATCTTCCACGCCTGCAGGCGATCCCCGGCGTATACCGTGGCTGGGGTGTAGATGCGCGCCACCTCACCCTTGTAGGCGTCCGTGGGGGTGAGGCCAGAAGCTGCGCTCATCTGCGAGATAGCCCAGATGTTCATCGCCGTGCTGGCGATGCCGTCGAGCTTCCAGTCAGGAATGGCGGCGATCTGGTCTTCAGGGATGCCGAGATCCCAGAGGCTCTCTATGGGCTGCGCGGCGCTAACTGCTGTGAACGCTCCGGCGGTGAAGTCGTAGACGTACAGCACACCGGCGCTCTCGATGAGGAAGCGCGAGACGTTCGCGCACACCGCCTGCTTCTGCGTGACAGTGATGCTCTTCACTTGCGGCCACGTAAGGTTGCTGAACATCGCGGCGAGCTTGTAGGTGTAGAAGTGGCGTGCATCATAGGCGCTCTTCCGCGCTGTCGTCTCCAGGTTGCGCATGTTGTCGAAGGCGGTTGCACCGGGGTTGGCCACCCGCGCGGAGAACGCTGTGTCGACCATGAACGCTCCCGTCGTGGGGATCTGCGAGGAGCCGTTTCCGATGGCGCCAGGGATAGCGGCGTTGCGGTCGATGAAGCTCGTGTTGGAGGACTCCGCGTGGTAGACGTTCACGGCGCTGCCATTGCAGTATCCCGTGAGCTGCTTATTGTCGTGCACGCCTGCCACCCAGCGCCCCCAGATGGCGTAGATGGCCGCGAACACCCAGGAGCCTTCCGGGTAGTAGATGTACTTCCACGTGCGGCCGCAGTTGAACCCGACGTAGTTCTTGGCCAGATACGCCGCGCAGTTCTGGTACCAGCCACCGGCCGCAGCGATGTACCCCTGCGAGCAGTACGGCGTGATGATTGCCGGGTACCCGCTCACCCACTTGAAGAGCCCCCCAACGGCACGGTTGGCGTACCTCAGATCGGAGTAGACGCCGCCCTGCGAGGCCTCGAAGACCCAGGAGTCGCTGATGCGCAGATGCGACGTGCCGCTCATATACAGCGCGGGGCCGACGAACCCAGGGACGATTGTCTTAGCACCTCTGTTCACGAATGTGTAATGGCCCAGCTTGTCAGTGAGGCTGCCGTTCTCCAGCGTAAGCAGGGAGTGTAAGCTCGTGTACGCCGTATTGATGTTCTTGGCCGCAGCGATGAACTGCATCAGCGCGTTCGTCGGTGCGCCCAGGCTGGCTTCGAGCGCGCCATCCACAGACACCCAATCCGCAGGCGCGGTAACGGTGTACAACGCTTCCGCTGATGTCTCCAGGCGCTCGTATACCTGCAGCGTGGTCTGCTTTGGCGCGCGCACGGTGAGTTCACCACCGGCGGGGACGTCCTCAAACACCAGCGCATCGCTGCTGCAGCAGATGTCGTCGCGCCCGCTCCCCACAACAACCAGGATGTTCTTCGTGGCTGCGGCGGTGCTGGTGAAGGTCCACTTCCCGTCCTGCGTGTTCAGCGTGATGTCGACGTAGTTGACCTGCGTGTACCCGCCGCCGCTCTGCCCCTGCAGGTGCAGGTAGCCGTCGAAGGAAGGTGTCGCCACACCGTTCACAGAAGTCAATGCGACGATGAGCCCGATGGTGTGCCCGACGAGCGCATCAAGCTGCGCGCTGGACAACGCGCTCAGTTCCGCAGGCGTGCTTCCGTTGGCGACGACATCGGCTGCTGTGTTGGCGGCCGCAGGCACGAACGTATTGGCGGTGACGTGATGCGGGACGCCGTCCACGATCAGCATGGCGCGCACAGCGGTGTTCGCGGGAATGTTGCATATGAGGTCGATGCCGGTGACGATGTTCCACCCCGCAAGGTCGAGCATGGCGTCCGCGCGCATCGTGCACGTCACGCCCGCAGCAGGGGCCGCGAGTGCATACACATCGCTGCCGGCTTCCTCGACAACAATGATCCCGCCAGCGGGTTCCATCACCCACTGACCTGGCGCGATAGGGCTAGTATCGTTCCTGGGGATGATCTCGTACACGGTGACGACGTCGTTGTTCGCGGCGTCGTAGCTGACCGGCGTGTTCGGAGCCAACTCCATGACCAGCATCCTGCAGGCCGACCTGCCGATTGATGGCGCCACGAACTCAAGCCCAGTCTCGGTCTTGTTCACCTGCAGGAAGCTGTAGGCGTTGTTCTCGTAGGAGTCCGGGGTGTCGAAGAGCCCGCCGAAGGTCTGGTAGGTGGTGAGGCGCTCCCACAGCCAGTTGATCTCGTCAACAGCAGTGAGCGACCCCAGGCCCTTGTAGGTGGCCTTAACCAGCGCGCCTTCCTGTGAGGTGTGGAAGAACACGCGGCCAGTGGTGTAGTTGACACGGAACTGGTAGCCTGTCGGGGCCGCGTAGACCTCTGTGTAGCCGGGGATGATGACGCTCTGCGTCGACGTCGAGGACTGCGGAACCTCGCGGAGCTTGATGTAGCCGTCGGCGACATGATGGGCTTCGCCGGATATTTGTGTGGGTGTGACCGCACCCAGGATATCCCTGCGCGCACCGACAACCGGGAAGGATGGTTTGTACAGCATGTATCCCCCTAGCCGTTGAGGTAGCGCAGTCTGAAGGTGCGGTAAGCGCTGAAGAAGCAACCAGAAAAGGAGTCCAGGATGTCGTCGAATGGCGAGCGCGGCCAGTCTTCGAGTTCGTCGTAGAACCCCTTGAAGCGTCTTCTATCCTCTGGCAGGCGGATAGTCCAGTTGTCAAGATAAGGTTCGAGCATCGCAATGCGCTCTTCCTTCGGGACGCTGTTCTGCACGCTGCGCGGAACCAGCGTTGTGATGCCGTGCGACTTCAGGTAGGCGCGCAGCGGGGTAATGTAGAATTCGTCGCCACGGTCTTCAATGGTGAGGCGGTGCACCTTGGCCAGCTTGTCCCACTTCTCCACGACCTTCCTGACCTGCTCGAACTGCTGGCTCTGCCGGTACTGCCCGTACACGCAGTCCACGAGGAAGAACTGCTTGTTGTCGAGCTTGGCGATGACAGTGATGGCGAAGCGGTCGCTGTCGCCGGTGCGGCGCGTAGCGGCCTTGGTGAGAGACTTTCCGCCGGTTGGGTCGACGTAGATGTAGATGAGGGGGTTGTAGCGCAGCAGTGTATCGTACTCGGCCTCGGTGTAGTAGCTGTACTGCGCGGGCTTGAAGTAGGCGTCCTCTTCCTCAACAATCTGGTTCTGCTTCTCCAGCAGGAACGAGCGGCGGCCTTCGAGGTAGTACTCCTTCATCAGGTCTTTGACCGAGTACACCTCTGGCCAGTTCGACACGCCCCCAATGGCCATCTCGGCTTCGTTGGCATCGTAGAACTCTTCTGCGGCCTCAACGTGCCCTGGCGACATGCGGTCCTTGAGGATCTCGCCGTAGGTGTCCCAGAGATCCATGCGCTCCGGGAACACCTCAAGGGCCTTGAAGATCTTGCCATCCCAGGCCGCGAAGTCGTCGCTGTTCAAGAGCTTGTAGCAGAGCGCGGTCTTGCCCAGCACGGTCCCGACGACGAAGATGTCAGTGAACTTGTGGCCGCACTTCAAGATGTCGCGTGTGAAGCGCTCTTCGACGTCTGCGGAGATCGTCGGGCTGTTCACGCTCTCGATGGAGTCCGGGTCGTCAATGATGATGAGGTCAGGGCGCCTGTTCTTGTAGCGGATACCGCGGATGCTCGACGTCATGCCCGCCACTGCGATGCAGACATCGTTCTTCGTCACGATCATGTCGCGCCGCCACAAGGAGCCCACACCGGCTGCTTCAGGGAAGAAGCGGTGCACGTCGTCGTTCTCCTCCAAGATGGTCTTGATGGTGAACAACCTGGCTTCGGCCTGGGCGGACGTATCGGAGATGATGAGGATGAACTTGTAGCGCTTCTGGATGGGAAGGTACTTGTTTCTGCAGACAATCCAGAGCGTGCCGCCCTCGGTGATCGTCGTGGACTTGCCCCAGCCGCGCGGGCCGCCAGCGACTTTACGGCGGCCCGTCAACTGATTGCGCTCCACAACGCTCGTGAGGTAGTTGTGGAATTCGGAGAGCGGGTTGAAAAAGGACTCAGGCAGGATGGTGCGCGCGAACGCTTCGAATCTACTCGCGCAGGCCTCAGCCACCATCTCTGGCGAGAGGTTGGACAGCAGAAGTTCCCTCTGGCGCTCCCAAGAATCCCTGTCCAGATAGCAAGTCGGCGAGAGTACGTCTTGATTCATTTGTGAGCACCAGTGTCTGATTGGTTGTGGTTGTGTTCGACACAGGCTGGCTCAGCTTGCCGCCCTGCAACTCGAAGTTCATACGAATGGCGTCAAGCTGCAACCGCATGAGGAGGATCTGGTTCTTCTGGAAGGACAGCGCGATCTGCGGCTTTTCCTTCAGATTGAGATCGTGGCCGTTCTGCGCGTCCCGAATGCCTTTGTTGATGCAGACGATGAGCTTCTTGATTTCGTGGTCCAGCGGTATCGCTTTAGGGGCGCACACCGCAGGAAGCGTTCCCGGCGCACCATCAGGTAGCGTGTCTGCATCAGTGAACGGAGAGAGTGTCGGATCGAAGTCGTCGTTCATGCCTACTACAGCCCCTCGTGCACGATCATAAGTTGCTCAGCCAGCGTGAAGTCGTAAATGGCGTCATCGCGAAATGCAACGCCGTACCGGATGACATACTTACTCATCTTCGTGGGAAGTTCAATAGGCACGTGCCCGGCCCAGAAGAAGTGCTCTCCAAGTTCGTTCACGAGGATCTGGAAGTCCACAAAGCCAGCGCGCTCGAATGCACGCTGCAGCACAAGTCCTGTTGCGGTGCCGTAGCTCATGGCGTCAATGAAGCCGGAGACGTACTTCGTGGACTTCTCCGCGAGCAGCTTGATGAACTCCTCGATGGTGATACCGCTCTCCAGGGCGTCGAAGCGGCTCATCGCCAAAAGGTCAACGACGATGTGCTCCACCGGAGCGCACTCGCGCAGGTAGGCGAAGGCGTCCCCAATGATGACGTTCTTCCCCCACACGTTGCGTCGACGCGGGCAGAAGCGCTCGCAAGCGTTCACGACCATCTCGTCGATCTCCACCATCTTCCAGTCCGTGATGCCGTGGCGGACGAGAACCTCAACCGCTGTGAGGTCGCCACCGCCGAGGATGAGGGTGCTCCACCCGTGGTTGGGTCCGAGCATCATCTCGTAGTACTCGTTGTTCGGCAGCGCGGACTGCGGGTACCCGTCAAGGATGAGCTCCACGAGCGCGCCCTTGCGGTAGATCATGATGTGCTGAAACGGGGTGATGTCTGAGTAGATGACTTCCACAGCTAAAGCTCCTGATAGGTGGTGCCATACGCGCGGATGCTGTAGGGCGAGGTGTTCTGAATGCGGGTATCTGACCCCGCGTCGTAGAAGGCGTAGCGGATGTGGTCGGCGGCGATGTCAACCAGGGACACGTACTTCCCGGTGCCGGACATACCGGCCATGCTGATAGTCGCGACGGGCTTCTTGGTCAGCGGCACCGTGATGGGGATGCGGTAGGTGACGTCGCCGGGCTCGAACACCGGGGCGCCGAAGCCGTAGTGGTTCACGCCATCGTAGAGCAGCATGACGGCAGCGTTGCCGAGCTCGTCGCGGTCTCCCTGGTGGACACCGGTGGGGTTCGTCAGCGCTGCAGCAGGGATGCCGCGCACGCAGTCGATGTTGTGGAAGACGTCGAGCAGCACGATGCCGTCCTGCGCCATCACGCCAATTATGTCGCGCGGATCTCCTGTTGCCGCATACCCGGCAAGTGTCGCGTACACGAACTGCCCCGGCGTGAGGGTGGCGTACAGCGTGCGCGACCACCCATAAACGGTCTGGGTGAGGAAGTCCGACGTGTTGGTGGCGACGTCGTGGCGCTGCGCGGCGAGCACAGCGGTGGGGTGCGCCATAACGATTGCAGGGACGAACCCGTCGTCGGAGGGCTGCAGGTGCATGCCTACGAGGCCAATCGTCGGTACGAAGTCCAACGGCTGGTCGAACACTCCGCACACCACGTTCAGCGCCGCCATAGACAGGCTGTAGGCGGTGAAGTCGAAGAATGCGGACGCACCATCGTCGAAAGAGAACTCATCACCGTCAGGTACGCTGATGAGCACACCGGCTGTGTAAGATGCGCTCATGCTACCCCTCCGTAAGCACGCCAGCTATGGCGACGTGCACTTGCTTCACACCCTGGCCCTGCCACGACCCGGCGCCCAATGTGAGCGTCACGATCTGGCCTTGCACATCGCAGGCGATACGAATTCCGGTGCCCCCGTCTTCGGCGGCGTCCACAATGGAAGCGCTACCGCCCGCTGTAGCGTACCCGCGCTCCAGGTGCAGTGTCATCACCGCACCGGAAGTTCCCTGCACGACATAGCCGCCGGAGACTTCGAAGTTGACCGCGCTCTCACAGGAGCCCTGGCCGGTGTTCACACCCGGTGCCGCCACATTGTAGAGCTCAGGGTGGTCTTCGTCGTAGGTTCCGAGGTAGGTGAAGAAGAGGTGGCTCTCGCTGTACGCGGCCGGACCTGGCTGCACGTCGGCAACCATCGCTGTTGCGGCTATGGGGCCGTGCGCGCGCACATCGTTCCGCGTGTATGCCGATGACGCCGCGAGGAGATGCTCCCCGAAGTAGCGCAGCAACACCCGCAGCATGCGGGTGCGGGCGACACCAACGACGACGCCAACCCAGCGGTCGTACGCGGCCGCGGTGCCGCTGGTGAGTTCCACCATGCCGTCCGTGGTGAGCACGGCGAGCTTCCCTACGTCGGCTGCCGTAACGGCGTGGTTGCACTCGATGACAGCGCCGCCATAGAGCTTCGTGAGCGTGTAGGCGTTCGCGCTGGTGTGCCCGACAGCGACACCAGCGATTCCGATGCCCTGGACGTCCTGGCGCACGCGGTACTGCGTGCCGTCGCGCCCCCATGTGAGCACGCGATTTGGGCGCGCGCCCCCTATGGTGAGCAGCGCCGCCACAGCGGGAGACAGCGCGTCGTTGACGAGGCGCATGTTGTCGTTCACCGTGGGGAGCCAGAATACGGAGTCGTCACCTATTGTGGTGAGCCGAGATGGCCATAGTATGCCGAAGCTCATGCCGCAGCTCCTTTGGCAACCATGTGGAGATCGCCGGAGACGCTGCTGAAGTTCATCGCCGCGCCGGTGGCGTCGTAGAGTTTCGCCGTGACGAACGCCGGGGTGACGTACTTGTTCAGGATGCAGCGCTTGTTGTAGCCGTGCGCGAATTCCACATTGGGGAGCCCGTCGTAGGGATGGAAGAACGTGAAGCGCATTTTGTTGCCGGACACACTGATCGAGGAGACGTTGTTGGCGCTTTCGCGGGAGTACCCGATAACGCTCAGGCCCCCTACGGTGGCGACAGCCATGCTGAGCAGGTAGGGCTTCCGCGACACCGCTGTCGGCGCGCAGCAGATGACACCCTCGGCCGCAACTGCCGGGGCATCGGCCAGGGCGCCGTGCCAGCCCTTGGCGCGCACAGCCACCACACAACTTGTGCTTCCGACTTCCACGCACGTTCCGACGATGCGGCTGTGTGAGAAGTCACCAGTGATGGCACCGGCTGGAGTCAGCCCCTGCGCGTAGCCGTCATCGCGCGCGTACACGAAGTCCCCCACCATAGCGGGGTTGGTGAGCGTCACCGACACGTTGCCTGCGAGGACCACGAGCGCGTGCGCATCCACGACAGAAGCTACGACTCCGAGGAACTCCCCGGCGACACAGCCCGGAACCGCCTGCCCGCCGACATAGCTCACAACCATGCCTGCAGCTACGTCACTGCGCGCGGGCAACCGCACACCCTGGCCGACGAGGTTCTCGTCGATGTGCCGCAGGTTGCGGTTGACGAGCTGATGCCACAGCAGGTCAAGATGGCCAATCGTGGCTAGCTTTGTGCGGTCCAGTATCATCGTCCGAGCTCCTCGTCAGTGTACATCGGCGTGAGGTCGATGTCGATTGGGATGGCTTTGTAGAGTGTGTGCGCGGCGTTCAGCGCCGTGACGCGCAGCAAGTCTTCCGGCAGCGCGCTCTTGCGGAGCAGCTTGGCCCGCGCCGTGCCCTGCAGGGACAGCGAAAAGCCATTGGTCTCGGCTTGGTTCTTGAACACGACAACCGTGCTGTGCACGAGCCCCTTCTTGATGCGGCCGATGAGGCGCATCTGCCGCAGCGTGAGGAGATCCTGCACGCTAATCATGTGGAAGGCTTTGATGGAATGCTGGCCATTAGCCATAGGTGATCTCCGGGCCGTTGAAGGTGACACTCTGAATTTGCGTCTCTTGGTCCAAAGCGGGGTTCGCGGCGATCTTGTACCCCAGGGAGACGCGGGTGGCGATGGCGTAGGAGCCATCATACGTGGTGACGATATCTTCCAGCTTGAAGCGCACGCGGCAGCGCTCACCGAGGAGCGTCATCGTGCGCAGCACGGCGTTTGTGGTGGCGTTTATGAAGCTCAGGACGACGACGGCGTTCTCAGCCCCAGTTCCTGCAGCCACTGTGGTGTTCGTGGCCGGTGTCTCGGAGGCCCCGGTGTCGAGATCCGGGCCATGACCGGGGAAGGCGCGGGTGATGTCGAGCAGGTCATGATCGACTGCCAAGACACGGTAGTCGAGCAGGTTCACCCAGAACTCGATGTCCTCACCAAGCGCCGCGTACACGCGCGTGAAGGGGTCGGCGTACGAGGGCCGCACAAGGTTCTGCGCGTACACCAGCGCCTTCTGCGCTGTCAGCCATGCGTCGTCCGGGGAATAGATGGCGCACATGCAGGATGGCCACGCAAGCTCATTCAGGCCCTGCGCGGGAACGGTGCGGGCCTTGAAGGTCTGGGAGCCGATCTGGTTGGTGTGCCCGATGGAGGCCGGAACAGGTGCGGCTGTAAAACCGTAGCCGTAATTGCTGTTCGTCTCCGGCAGCAGCGCCACGTAGTCCCCGGCCACGAAATTAGCGCCGGAGTAGCTGACGTCGCAGGCGTAGAGGCCGCTGAGCACCACCACTAGATCCGTTCCGGTGTCGTTGACGGAGATGTTGGCGGCGCGCACGTAGAACCCCAGGCCGGCATCATTCGTGGCCGCGTACGCGGAAGCCTTGGTGAGGATGACGTAGTTGTCCGGCGCGAAGTCAGGCATGAAGAAGCGGTCAATGACACCGCCGTAGATGTCCGCGCGCTGCTGCAGAAAAGCCAAGATGGGGAGCTTCTCTACTGCGCCATCGAAGGGGACGGTCATCGTCAGCGTTGCGGCGCCGAGGTAGCCGGGCTTGGCGTCTGCGATGTCGAAGTCGTGCTGCAATATGCCGACGACGGTGAAGTCCCCGGCTTCCTGCGCGAGGAAGTTGTCGTCCTCTTTCGCAGCGTTGATGCAGTCCGTGACGAGGTAGTAGGATATCGCATCCAAGGCGTGCGAGTTGGCTTGGCAGCAAAACGCCGCCGTCGGGAAGCCGCGCAGCAGCGGGGATATCTGCGTGTTTATCGCCCACACCGGCAGCAGCACAGCGCCGCTGTACTCTCCTGGGGTGGCGACAACAACTCCGGGGTTGGTGGAGGTGTTGGGCTCCCCGGTGAGGACGCCATACCACTTCCCGCTCTCCTTGAACGTGACCTTCATCTTCTCCTCGCCGTACCCCATGATGGTCTTCTCGGCGACTTCAGCGATGAAGCGGTAGTCGAGCGTGGACGCGGAGTCGACGATCTGCAGCTTAAACAGCGAGCCCACTTCGAGTTCGTTAAACGCGAACGTGGTGGTGATGCTGCCGCTGTTCAGCGGGTTCTCGTACAGGATGAGGGCCTCTTCGATGTACGCCTTCGCGTCATCGGGCCAGTTCAGGTAGTCAAGGCTGTACGACTTCTGTCGCCGCACACCAGTGAGGACGATGGACGCCGCGTTCACAGCGAACACACCGGCCTGGAGGAAATGGCCTTCCTGGCTGCTCTGCGCGAGCGCGTAGGCCTCTGCGGCTGCGCTGTATGCGGACTCCTGGTCGGCATGCGCGAGTTCCGCTGCCTGCAGCGCGTCATACGCCGCCACAACATCGGGGTGTGTGGGATCGCCGGGGTGCGCCGCCACTGCATCGTCGTAGACGGTCTGCGCCACCACGTGGTTGTGCTTCGCCGCATTCAGTGCTTCAGCGGCAGTCACGCCACCTTGAGTGGAGGAGAACACGGTGTAGCCGTCGGCGTCATAGCGCGCCGCAAGATACGTGGCGCGGGCCTCGTTTATGACGTCGGCGTTCTCAATGGAGGGCTTCTCCAGCGAGACCTCGATGACGTCCCGGATAACGTCGATGGTGGGGACGGTTTCGATGCCGCCTGGGGGCGTCTCCCCGTAGAGCTTGAAGCCAATCTTGCCGTCGGCGGTGCGCCGCATGTTGATCTTCGACTTCGCGGAGAGATCCTTCAGCAGCTCCTTGTACTTCTGCGGCGGCTGCGCGAGGGAGAACCACATGTAGGGGTACTCCGTGATGAGGCGCTTGCCGACGTCGGCCGCAGACAAGAAGTCGATCTCGTCGTATTTGTAGCGATCCAGAAGGATGTCGAGGATGATGGCGATGGGGTTGATGGCGATGGTGAGCCCGCAGTCAGCGGTATCACGGTGGCGCACCCACAGCCCCTCGTCGGCGTACTCCACGCCCTGTGCCATCAGCATGTACACGGTTCCGGGGTAGACGCTGAGGATGGCGCGGTAGTTCCCCACCGTCGCGGCGTTCAGGCCCATGAAGCCCTGGTTGATGTACAGCGCGGCCACGCCGGGCTGGTGTGCGGGGTACTTGGGGTTCGCCGCGCTGCCGCGAGTGAACGTGGGGAGCTTGCACAGCCGCTGCAACTCGTCGATGTTCTCGAAGTAGTCCATCGGCATCCCGCTGCCGGGGTAGGCCAGCGTGAAACCATTCACGGCGCCGCTGTTCGTGGCGCGCGCGCCGAAGTCGTAGGTGTCACCGTAGGACTCGGCCATCGGCAAGTAGTCCACCGGGAAGAACTCTTCCTGGTTGAGGAACATCTGGTTGTACCAGAGCTTCGCCGTGCGTGGAGAGTAGTAGGCGAAGGCCTCTATGTTGTCGCTCCAGTAGCGGTTGCCGATGATGGGGTCTTGATTGGAGTTCTTGCCTTTGGCCTTCTTGCCCATGAGCAGGCTGAGCACCATCATCGCGATGGATGTGGCGATCATTGCGGCCATCATGGGGTCGCAGAGCACAACGTCGGTGGCGTTGGCGCCGCACATCCAGCGCATCGCGCGGCGGCGTGCCTCCTCGTAAAAATCCCGCCACTTCATCAGTACACCCTGCTCTCGGATTGCGAAGACCTCGTCTGCAAGGAATAGTAGTTGCCGTACCACACCAAGTTTGCGGGAGCCCCTACCGTGCCGTACACGCGCGGTAGGGCCACGTTGTCTGATCGCGCTGTGTACTCCTTGAGGGAGTAGTCGGAGGACGAGGACTCGCGCTGTTTCGCTTCCGGGGCCATCAGCATCTGTGCGATGGTCATGGCGATCATTCCGGCAGTCATCGCCCACATCAGAGCGTTGGCGCCACCGACAGCAACGAATGTCGCGCCGCCTACCGCCAAGCCTACCGCCAAAGGGATTGCTGCTGCCATCTTTACGCCTCCGCGTGTATAAGTACGGTATCTGCGAGGGTTTTGGCAAGGCCGAAGGTGGGGACGCACGTGGCGCTGCACCACTTCATGATTCGCATGTCATCGAGCAGGATCGCGGACGTGTGCGTGGGCATCGTCGGGCAATACGCGAACCCCAGGCCGGTGCGTGGAAGCACGCTGCCGTTCTCAATGAAGCTCACGTTGGCATCGTACCCGCGCAGCAGGCGCGCGACGGCATGCGGGATCTCGTGGAAGGACTGCGTGAGGACAGCAGTATTCCACACCGAGTCCAGGCGCTTCGCGGCTTCGGGGTGCCCGACGATGCTCGCGAACACGTGGATGACGGAGAACGCACGGAGGTTGTCCGTGCGCGCGTACAGGCGGCGCACGCCTGGGTACTTCGCCGCCACACGCTTCAGATCACCTATCGTGCCTTTGACGAAGAAAAGCTGTGGGTTAATCATCTCGGCCTCCCGATGTTGCCGGAATTGCCCTTGCCGATGGCGGTGACGTCCATCGCGGTGTAGTTGCTCCGCGGCATGTCCGGCCACGCGCATGCACGCGGGAGGTTGCCCATCATGGCCTTGCAACGACTGAGGTCGAGCAGGCAGTTCGGCGCGATGGTAATATCCGACGTGGTGTCGAGGAACGTCGACAGCGGGTACTTCGTGGTGATGACCGAGCCCTGCACGGACTTGAAGGTGTTACCCTGTTCGAGGTCAAAGGAGTACGTGCCGTCATCGACCTTGATCGTCGTCATCAGCAAGCCGTTCGTCCAGTAGTTGAAATCGAGCGCGGAGCCGACGTCGATGCTGCGCGGACCCACCTGCGTCCACGAGCCGGCGGGGATGACCTGCTTCAATGCGTCGAAGTCCAGGCCGCAGTAGCGTCCGTACAGGTCGTGGTTGCAGTAGCGCTGCGTGTAGTAGGTGATGAGTTCGGTGTTCGAGGCTCCAATGGGGGAACCGAAGCTGATGTTGATGATGTTTTCCGAGAGTGCAGCGCTGAGCATGTTGCCGTAAAAGATGCTCACAGAGGCATTGAGCTCCTCGCGCCAGCGGAAGATCTCCATCTTCAGGCGTGGGGAGTTCTTGATGACCATCTCAATCCACAGCCGCGATGCCGGCAGGCGAATCTTGGTCTCGGCGTCGACCTCGTCAGACTTGATTTCCTCGTGCGCGCACGGGTAGGGCTTGAAGATGACACCATCATCCGGCATCTCTTCACGACCAGTACAGTACGGAACGATGCTAGTGATGGAACGCCCCATGAAGGTGAACTTGTAGAAATAGCGGATGTGGCCACTGGCTACCGCGCGGTCCCATGCTTTGTTGCTGGCTGCCATTAGATGTCATCCTCCGGGTAAATCCGCGGCTGCTCCGTCCAGGGGTCGTAGTAGTTGGTGACGTCTTCAACGAGCTCCATCTGGGCTTCCACGATGGCGGAAGTCGTGAAATCGAAACTGACTTCATCTTTGTTCATGCGCATATACGCGCATTCCGTGATGAGGTCCACATCACCGTACTCAATCTCAGGGATGTTGTGCGCGCAGTTCACGCGCAGCACGCGGAAGTCCTCAGTCGGGACGATGCTGGTGGGGCGCGTCCAGAAGCACTTCTTGAAGCCGTCGTAGAAAATGAGGATGAGCCGCTTGGAGGCGCTCCAATATTTGGTCTGCCCCCAGTTCAGCGCGTGGAAGTAGTTGCGCGGGTTCCCCTGCTGATCGTTACCGCCGATGACCTCCAGGCCCTCCATGCTGGGGAAGACCTCCGGGCCGTGCCCGACAGGAAAGAACTGGTGGGAAAGCGTTGTCGTCCAGAACGACATGTAGCGGCCCTCGACGGCGAACGTGAAGTCGAGCAGCTTGTTGTACTGCGACCGCGTATGCGCGCGCATGTTGAGCTGGCACACCGTCATCGGCTCCGGCGCCAGGAGGAACTCCGCGTAGGTTCCGGTGCCGAAATCAGCTACTGCGCCCTTGTAGGAGAGCATGAAGCCGGTGTCCTCATAAAGCATCGCATCTGGCCGGGGGAGGCACACGATGTCGTAGTTGGGCGGCAGGTTGATGTGCGCGGGCGTGGTGTCCCCGATGACGTACATGGCGTTGTGCAGATAGCTCACAGGATGGCCCTCTTGTTCTCACCGCCGGATACGCGCGCAGTGAGGCTTACTTCGTGCACGCCGTCACCGGCGTAGAACATGCTGATGTTCATGTCGGCAACGACAATCTCTATGGGGTAATGCAGCACCAGCGAGAACATGTAGTCCACCGTCCACGGGATCTCGTAGTCGGCCAGCATGTGAATGGTTACAAAGGGGGCGACGTCCGCCACAGCTTCGGCGCGGCAGTACACGGTGTGCACGGTCCTATCGGTGTCCAGCACCAGAGCGATGGCGAAGTCTGTAGCACTTTGCAAGGTGTCTTCGAGATACTCCGTGAGGAGGTAGTCGAGCACGCGGATGTTCTTGCTGTCGACGATGGTGATGCCGGGGATCTGCTTCAGGCTGTGCGTGACGTAGACTTTACTGTCCGGTCCAAACAGGCCGCCTGCCATCCCCATGAGGAGGTTGGCGGTGTACATGGCGTAGTAGTGGTTCATCTGCGTCTTGAGGCTGAAATTCGCGCTGGGATCGAAGTTGATGCTCTTGTTGAACTGCAGCACGACCCGCGATTCGTTCTCTGTGAGTTGCGCAAGCTCTACACGTTTGTCCAGGTTGGCGGTCTTCTCATCACCGCGCTCCTGGATGTGGACGAACGGCAGCACCAGCTTATCCATATACCTGCCCCTTGGTGGTTTCAATTTCCGCTTTCACCACGGAACCGTCCACATTGCAAGACTTGTAGTAGCCCATCACCACCGGGACAAGGTACACGGCTTCGCTCTGCACGTTGTTGGAGTAGAAGCGGGATGTGATGATGTTGTGACTGTTCGGGATGCTGATTACTTCAGCACGGCCGCCGTAGGTGTTGCCGGAGACAACGATGATGGCTTCCTTGACGCGGAACCACGACAAGTACTCGCTGATGGCTTCCTCGGTCTCCCACAGTGTGGTGCCTCCAGAGGTGTCCACTATGCGCGCGCACACCATGTCGGGGCGGAACGGTACAGGAACAGGGTTGCCGTCGTTGGCCAAGATTGACTTGGATTCTGCGCTCACGTAGAGCCAATTTCTAGAATACTGCCCGGTAAACTCAGATTCTACTGAGAGCGTTATCTGCGGTCCTAGTGTACTGGTGCGTAGGGTGCCAGAGCCTACAGTCTCCGCGACGCTGTTGTAATGCAGCACCGACATCGTCAACTTGGTTTCTTTTTTATCACCGGAGCTCATGTGTACCCCATCACTTCTATTTTCAGGACAGAAAGCGGCTTCATCCCCGGTTACGGCCTCGCACCCGCGCGGCCAGGTCGCTACGAGTTCCCGACGGCGCTGTTGCTGTTGTCGCGCAACACCCTGCACAGCGTCTCCTGTGTCGAGGTATCCGAGAACATTCCTGGCGTCGTGATCTCAACGCGCCGTGGGTTCTACGGCGTGCAGGAGGACATGTACCAGGGTGCGCCGGTATTCTCAATAGACAACATCCCCCTGCGCCTGATCGAACCCGCGCGCTCCAGTCTGACTGATGCGCAGGTCGTCGACATGTCCATGCGCGCTACTGTAGCACTATGTGCGCTCCCGCTGCAGGCGGTAAACCACCGCATACGCGATCTGGTGTTCATGGAGTTCCGTGTGAAGCCCATTTCGGGCCAGGAAGCCAACGCCGCCTACCAGTACATCCTCGACTTCTCGAAGCTCTCTACCGCACACATCTACATGTGGTTCTACCACTTCCTGGTCTGTATGTTCCGTCTGAACGGCTTGCGCATCAACCGCTCGGAGAACTTCATCCGGCTGCAGATGGTGAATGTGTGGTGGCGTGACATCGTCCTCATGCTGCTCAAGCACTTCGCGGTCGACTACACGATGCGCTTTTTTAATGCGACATCCGAAGTGCGCTTTTCCCGTCGGGAGTTCCGCCGCATGCTCAGCCGCATGCTCACCGTGGGGTTCCCTCGTCTTGTAGAGGACTTCGCGCTGGTTGACGCTGTGACCACGAAAGATACGGTTATTTTGGGAGATGACGGGGTCGTTGTACTGGACGAGAGCACGGACGCTCCCGGTAAAATTACGAGCACAAAGCTGCGTGGCAAGTACGTCGAGTACGTCGGGCTCCATATCAGCTTCCCCGAAATCACAGAATTTGTAGAGACCAATGGCTTGATTTTGTAGAAAGGCGGATGTAATGGTGGCCTCATGAAATTGAACGTGCGCTGTGAACGCATCGCTGACGGCTCGTTTACATTCGAGTTTTCAGCAGCCGGAGCCCCCTATAGCGGGGTTGTTGTTCCGACGCTTGCCGATGGCGCTCCGCGTGTTCTCAACATCAGCTACAAAGTCCCGCGCAACGAGGTCATCACCAAGCTCATGCGCGAGTCCTTCGACCCGTTCGTTATAGAGACTGTCCTCAGAGAACTTTCCACTCCCCAAGGATAACGCACATGGGCAACATCATCCTTCCCGCCGAAGCGCCCTTCGACCTCTACAAGGCCGCATACGTTTTCTACCATCGGCGGAACCTGCGCCTGTGCCATTTCACCTTCGTTTACCCGAACAAGCAGTTCAGCACCCGCAACGGTGATGTGTTGCTCGGCATCAACGTCGACACCGGAAACCAAGCGGTGTCGAAATTCGCACGCCTGTCAGAGGTGATGGAGTTCTTCGGGGACAACCTGGAGTTCCGCTTCCTCTACCAGATCAGTGACGACGTCATCTGCGGGTTCGCCAATAAGGACCGCACCCGTGTCCTCGACGCCGTCTTCACTTTCTTCGACAACTACCGCCGCAGCATGGCTGAGCTCATGGGGTACGAGACCATCATCCACAACCACGAGCTCATTGAAGTCAACGGCGTGCGGATCGTTGTGCAGCACGGTGACAAGTTTATCTCGCCGGATGAACGCATCGTCTTGTTCCGCTCTGGTATCGACTACGTGGTCTGGGCGACGAACAAGGAACCCGGCATTCAGAAAAATCTCTGCTCAAACGCGCCCACACTATCCGGTTTTGCCAAGAGCTCGCACATGCTGCTCACTGGCGACTGGTTTGTTCCGGCGAAAGGTCACATGCTGGTTTCGAAAGCCGGTGGCCAATCCAAGGAACAGCTCGTCAAAGGCTTCACCGCCTATCTTTCAGACACACTGGCACGCGCGACGCCTGGACAGGCGTGCAAGTAATTCACTTCTAGGAGGACTATCATGCCCAACAAGTCTGTTCATCCGCATCGCAAAATGACGTCCATGCTCATCACCGGTGGCGACGCCGGCCGCTGGGTGGACCTCGACCTCCAACTGACTCTGCCGCCCGAAGGTGGTAAGTTCGTTGGTCGTCTCACCGCCGCTGGCGCCGACCTGAATAAGCTCGGCCTCATCAACGGTGCCAACACTGACGGCAAGGTCTACGGCTTGCTGCCGGTGTCGCGCAACCCCAACTTCATCCAGCACGACATCCACGAGCGTGCGGCCCACCCGTCGTACGTGTACCCGGCCGGCCAGTCCGTGTACGTCATCAACGACCTCACCGGCCAGTTCCTCATCAAGGTGAAGGGCGACATCGCCACCGCGAAGTCCGGCCTCTCCTACGCCCTGGTCGTCGAAAACGGCGTGCAGCTTCTGGATCTCGCCACCCCCGGCGGCCCCGTCATCGTGACGGACGAGATCACGGAATCCGAGCGCGGCTACGTCCGTGTGAAACTCAACAGCGCGGCCGTCGCGTAACAGGGCTAGGAGGGTACTACAATGGCTTTGCAGAGAACTGATTTCACCCAGGCTCTGACCAAGAAAGGTTACGAGATTTTCTGGGATAACTACGTCGAAGTCGACAACGTCTGGGAGGGCCTGTTCCGTCAGGAGCCGTTGACCTCCGGCGCCTACATTGAGCGCGCGTCCATGATCGGTCTGGGCGACCTGACCGAGAAGGGTGAGAACGAGCCCTTCACCTACGACATCCCCGCCGATGGCTGGCCTGTCCTGGGCAAGGTGCGCACCTTTGCGAAGGGCTTCGCCTTCAGCATGGAGCTCTACGAGGACACCCAGATCGAGAACCTGTTCTCGCAGTACGTCGCGCAATGGGGCGAAGCCTACATGCGCACGCGTGACCGCTTCTACAGCAACTTCCTCAACAACGGCGCCCTGCTCACCGGCCACGAAGTGTTCGACAACACCGTGCCCGGCGTGAAGATCGACCCCACCGGGAAGTTCATCTACGACGGTAAGCCCTTCTTCGCCGATGCCGGCAACGCGCATCCGCTGAAGATGTGCGACAAGACCATCGTGAACTACTTCCCGCTGCCGCTCACCCACGAGAACTTTGCCACCGTGTGGCAGAGCATGACCATCAACAACGCCTTCGACGAGAAGGGCGACGAGATCAACCTGGCCCCGGACACCCTGGTCATTCACCCCTCCCTGAAGTTCAAGGTGAAGGAGATCCTCGAAAGCGAGTTCCTCCCCAGCGTTTCCGGCACCCCGTCCATCCGCAACCCGCTCCGCGGGCTCGTGAGCGCCGTCATCGAATGGCGTCGCCTCGACGATCCCAACGGCTGGTTCCTCATGCAGCGTCAGCGCGGCCTTGTCGCCCTGAACCGCAAGGAGCTCTCCCTGGACGTTTGGGTGGACCCCGAAACCAAGCAGGTCAAGGCCACCGTCAACTGCCGCTTCGGCGGGTACGTTGACAACTGCCGCTACACCACGGCCTGCAACATCCGGCAGAGCTAGACCACACCATGAGGGAGCCGGGCACGTCCCGGCTCCCTTTAACATCAGAGGAGACAACTCATGGCTAAGCCCGTTGCAACCAAAGCTCCCGATACCGCACCTCCCGCCGCCACATCCGTGGCGTCGCCGCCCGTTGACGCCGCCGCTATCGCAGCCGCTGCTGACGCCGCTGTTGCTGCTGACGCTGCAGCCACGCCTCCTGCGGAGACCCCGGCTGCTGTCGCTCCTGCTGCGGAGATCCCGGCCGCCGTCACCCCTACCGCCACTCCGACTGCAGCCGCCCTTGCTGTGGAGACCCCGGCTGCTGTGGCCGCCCCCGCGAAGACCGAATCCACGAAGAAGGTCATCTTCACCACCGACGAAGCCGAGGCGCAGGCCGCATTCAAGAATGGCTACCTCGTTCGCCGCATGTCCCACGACGGTGTGCTCGGCTACAAGATCCACACCAATCAGGTTGTGAACGCTGTGACCGCGCAGATCAGCAGCGCGACCGACGAAATGTTCCACCGGTAGGGAGTTAACATGGCCACCGTCAATGCTGTCGTCGCGCATCCCAAAGCGAACTCGTACGTCTCCCTCGAAGAGATCAGCGATTTCATGCTCGCTGTGGACCCCAACTGGGTGCACACCACACCGAGCGAGGCTGCGCGCTACGCCATCATGACGGCGGCCAAAATCAACGCCATACGGTACCTCGGCCAACCGTACTTTGCACGGCAAGGGATGGCTTTTCCGCGGAAGAACGACGCACGTGTGCGCTCCGCGCCGCTGACAGGATTGTCTGCGGTTACGCTTGGCGCTGCTGTCGAAGAGCATGTTCCGGCGAACTCCTCGTCGGGGTGCTCATTCACCACGGACAACTTTCCCATTGCCGCTGCGACGAACACCGTGGAGGTTACGCTGTCTGGACAGACAGTAGTGCTCACGGATAGCGGAGCCGGCGTGCTCACAGGAACTGGCGTTGCTGGAACAATCAACTACGAGACCGGTGACGTCACCCTCGACACGCAGGTCGACGAGGGCACGGTGGCACGGGTAGCTGCGAGTTGGTACTCCTCCTCGAAGCTGGTGTCTGCAGACCTCGTATTTGATGCCGCGGAGTACTTGCCCGGCCACTTCAACGGCGGCGCAGTGCACGTGCCGCATTCGGATGGCCAGCGCGATTACTGCACGATCTCCGACCACAACATCGTCTCTGGTGTTGTGACCCTGGACGCTCGGATGAACGCCCAGGTCGCAGGTTCCTGCCTGCTCTTTCAGCCCTTCGCGCGCCCGCTCAAGGACGCGCAGCTCATTCAGCTTCAAGCCGAACGCGGTCTTCTGGATTGGGACCGCAACGCCGGCAGAGGCATCTCCGCTGTGAAGATCGGCGACACCTCCCGGTCCTACTCTACGACCAACATCCCTGAAAAAGCTCGGATGCTGGCCGGGAAGTACCGGGTGCACGAGATCGTCATGGCACTCCTCGGCCCCTACACCATCTACGGGAAGATGGGCATCATCTACGGAGAGTGGGATGCCGCAAGCACTACAAGCACTGAATAACGCGCAGTACCGCGACGCGCTTTCTGCAGGGAGCGCGACGTACCCGGATTGGTGGGGCAAGAACGGCGGACGCCTCGTTGCCCTCGAATCCGGCATTGGCACGCGTGTCAAGCTGAATGCCTTCTACCCGCTGCTGCTCGACACCACGACACGGTGCGACTACTGGCCACAGGAGCGCGACTTCGGCTTCGACCCCACTACGCTCTCGTGGCGGTTGTGGATCTACGGGGCCTACCACGAAGTCACGCCGAAGCACTGCAGCCTCGCACAGAGCTTCGGGGACTTCCTCTTCTACGCTGTGCGCGGAAGCACGCAGCCTGTCCCTGTGGTGGACTTCGGGGAGCTTGTGGGCTCCTCTCCGGCATCTGAGGTGGCGAAGGACTCCGTCACCGTTTACGTGACTCGCGAGATGACCCAGAAAATGAACATCGGGTTCTTCTACCTCGGTGTGGTTGTCGTCGATGGCGTCAACAACCTGGATGGGTTGTTCCTGCCCCCGAACACGACACCTGCTGACGTGGTGCGCTCCCGGCCGCGGCTGCCGCCGCTGTGGTTCTACGTGCAGGATGCTTCGCGGAACTACCACGGCCGCTTCGAAGACATCGCGAAAGGACGAGGTGCATTATGTCCGTAGTGCTTGACGGTTTCCTGAACCAGCGCGCGACCATTGTTCGCAAGAACAGCGGCGCGTACGGGAACACTCCGCCGGAGACCATCCTGGAGTGGACGCCGTGCCGCTTTGTGGAGAGCGGCGAAGTGAAGTGGGACAAAACCATCGGCGGCGAGATCACCATCGGTGCCGGGCAGGCGTGGTTCAATGGCGACGTGCGCAGGATAGCGCGCGGCGACAAGCTGTTGCTCGAAGAGGCGCGGGAGTTCACCATTGTGAAAGTGACACGCCAGCGTGATCTTGACGGACACATCGACCACACCAAGGTCGTTGTGTCGTGAGGTTCATCCGCAGCGTACGGCGCGCGGCGTTCGCCATCAAGGCCCAGGTCTTTCACTACCAGGACCAAGTCGGGACAATCGTCGCTGAGGAGTACGCGCGCGCAGCGTTCCGCTATTTTGTCGCCACTATCCCCATCGCCACCGGCTTGCTGCAGCACAGCGCCTCGGTGACACTCGTTGGCGGCGGGAAGATCAGCGCGGAGGTGCTGCGGGACTCGCGCGGAAACAGCGCACCTGTTACGGCGTGGTCGGGCAACCACTGGAGGACACGTGTCGCATACAGCATGCCTGCGCATCCGCATCTGGTCACTGTGCGCCTCATGGTGAAGAAGAGCGCATTCGATCTGAAGCGCACCGGGCTGTCTGCCACCGGCGGCAAATTCGGATTGAAGTTTCACTGCAGCCGTAAGGCCTTCGACGAGCCGGAGTTCGTCCAGTTCCTGCAGCGTAAGAACGACGAGCGCGTGTCCAGGGGTGAGCCCCCGAAGACATACGAGAACATTGACATCTCGCGCGTCCATGCCATAGACATCATCAGGCGCAGTTCTGAAATGCGCGGTGATCTCGACAAGTTCATGGAAGAGGCGCGCTACAACATCAATGCACGCATAGCCAGGTTGAAAAAGTAATGCAGCCACACAAGAACATCATCGACTACGTCTGCGAGTACCTGGGGCGTCTTAAAGTAGGCCACCCCGTGCATGCCGCGTTCGGTGCTGTGCTGCAGTACATACCTGAAGCGGAGCTCGCCGAAGAGAACACAATTTTCGCATTTCGCTTTCCTGCAAGCGATGACACCGGCAGCACCGCCGATATCATGGGCGACATCGTAGACGTCGTGACCTCGAACCGCACCGGCATCTGTGTTGTTCCTGCCGGTGGTGGGCCGCCCGACGCGAACATGGGTTGCTACTACCAGTACTTCGTTATACGATGTCGGCACAAGTACCCCGGAGTCGCCTACAACACGCTGCAGGAGATCGGGTACGAATTGCAGGACAACGCCAGGGTTTTTCCCCAAAACGGGACTATCAGATGTGTTTCGAGCCAGCCTGGGATGGTGTGGGCCGACCAGCAACTCATGTACTGTTTTCAGCTTGAATTCAGAATTTTGGCTGCAGAAAAAGTAATCTAAAGACCCGTAGGAGGGCTAACACATGGGCGCTATCTCGCGCAATCCGCAGTTCTACACTGTGGGCGTCCCCACCCTGTTCTTCATGCCCGTGGAGAATTGGGATGACGCTCACGTCGTCGACTGGCCCGCGCTGTTCCGCGCGTACTCCGGTCTCACCGACACCAACGGCCAGGTCCTGAACATGCTCGCCAACACCACCTGCATGACGCCGGAGGACATCCTCTCCAAAGCGTACGTGGGCAACCTCGCTTCTTGCGAGGCCGGTGGCGAGATCAAGACCGTGGAGCACGTCGCTTCCGTCCTCGGCCGCAAGGAAGTGGACAAGCTCGTCGTGACCCGCCGCAGCATCGAATACACCTTGGGCTTCGACGAGCTCAACGTCGGCAACATGCGGAACTTCTTCGCCGCTGACGCCGTCGACTATCCCACGAAGAACAAGGTCGTGGCCAAGACCACCGCGAAGGCCCCGCAGAGCGCTGCCGCCGACTTCGCGGTCGCTGAGATCGAGATCATCGACAACGCCGCCTCGGCGGTTGGCTCGGATCTCGACAGCCTGGAAGCCGCGCTGACTGAAAAGCTCATCGCGCAGGGCTGCTCCTTCAACCCCGTCGTCGTGGGTGGCACCGGCTACTACCCCGCTGGCGTCTACTACTTCGTCGTGGCGGACTCCCAGCGCGCGCAGACCGTGGATGCCGTCCTCGGCAGCTACCGCAACAAGGTCGTCTGTGCCTTCTTCAAGTACGATCCCGCTGAAGGCAAGATGGTTGCCCAGGCGTGGCCGTCCGGCATGGATGGCGCCGCGTACTCCTACAAGGACACCGGCATCAGCAACCGCGTCAAGCAGCTCATCACCGACAGCGCCGCCAACATCGGCATCCCCACCAACGACCTGCTCAACGACCGCACCGGTGTTGACGTCTACAACGAGGCCGTGGACTGGGTGCTGAACGCCACCAGCGCCGTGACCAAGACCAAGACCATTCAGCTTCCCGCGCACATCGCGCGTCAGGCCACTCGCGTCATCCTGAGCGGCAAGAAGTGGGACGGCACCGCCTGGGTGGACGCCACGGAAGTGCTGTTCGACTACGCGCAGGCCAGTGCCACCACCAACACCGAGACCCCGCTCTCCACTGGTGCGGCCGGCTACTTCGCCGACAACACGCTGTCCAAGATCAACCACGACACCGGCCTGCTGACCCTCGTCGCTCCCGACGCCTTCGCGGGCACCGGCGGCGACATGGACGATCAGGGCCTCACCGAGCAGACCCTGCGTGTGCAGATCGAGACCTACTCCACCTCCGAAGCCACGATCATCTGGTCGGGCATCGTGTGGGCGAAGAACTCCGACGTCTACGGCACGCTGCGCGTCAACCGTGGCAAGCCGGAACTGCAGGGTTGCGGGCTCATCTGCTTCCTGAACAACGTCGGCGTCAGCTTCTTCCACATCCTCCCGAAGGTCGTGTTCCGTCCCGACGGCACCATCGACTTCTCCAAGGAAGACTGGCTGAAGGGCGGCTTCGTGCTGAGCCTCCTGAAGGACGACAACGCGTACATCCCGTACCTCCCGAACAAGCTCAAGATGCCGTTCGGGTACTTCAACGCGTTCCGCATGGACGCCCAGGTGTAAGGGGGAAGCACCATGAGTTCGAATCCTCGCATCGCTGAGCGTCATCCCGATTCCTACACCATCGGGATGCCTCAGATCCTGTTCTCGCCCATGCCGGTCTCTGGCAACTATGCCATGTGGGTGGACTGGCGCGCGCTTGCCAGCGCCGCGTTCGGCCTCACCAACAGCGACGGCAAAGTCGTGAACTCCTACGGAAACGTGGTGGGCACCCCCGCTGACATCATGACGGCTTGCTACCTCGGTAGCCTGGACGGTGTGAACGTCGGCGGCGACGTGGAAACCCTGGAGCACACCGTGGCCAACCTCGGTTACGAGGAACTGGACCGCGTCGTCGTGCTGCAGCGCCCCATCGAGTACGCTCTCAACTTCGACGAGCCCGACATCAAGAACCTCTCCCGCTACTTCGTGTCGCAGGAGACCGACCTCGGCCTCTCGTTGAAGATGCTGCAAGTCTCCGGTCAGACCTTCAAGGGATCTGAGACCGCTGCCGTGACCATCGTGGAACGCCGTCTCGGCGACCCCTCGAAGGCCCTGGAGAGCATCACCTCCCTGTGGCAGGCCAACGGTGGCACCGGCACGCCTCCCAACGGCGTGTACGGCTTCATCGTCGGCGGAACCAACGAAGATGCCTGCATCGGCGCCTGGGAGCACAAGCGGCAGTGGATCGCTTACGCCACCTTCGACTTCGTGCTGGGCACCGTAGGCTCCTGGAGTTACATCCGCCCGAAGGGCACCGCCCTCAACGACACCTACGGCGCGGACGCCATCGTCCCCGTCAACGGTGCCGTGCACTCCATCCCCGACTCCAACCCCGTGCTGAACAAGTGCGGCGGCAGCGTGTCGTGGAACGTGAACGCCAAGATGGCCTGGAACGGGTTCGTCTGGGTGGGTGCTGATGACGGCTTCTTCGGCTACAGCATCGTCGGAACCCGCCAGAGCTTCAAGCGCACCTTCGGCGCCGCCCTGGTGTTCTCCTTCACCGAGATCGGCACCTCCATGCTGCACGTCATCCCGAAGTGCACGCTGATGCCCGACGGCTCCATGAACTTCAACCCCGATTCCTGGATGCAGGGCTCGTTCAAGCTGAACGTCATGCGTGACAACAACGCTGTGTTCCTTGACCGCACCCCTGCGCTCCCGGTGCCTTTCGGGTACATCCAGACGATGGAACTGCCCTCCGGCATGTAGCCCATCAGGTACTGGACAAAATCATAGGGCGGCGGGTATACGAAACCCGTCGCCCTTTTATTTCAAACTCAAGGAGTTCCTCAGATGGCTGATAAAGAATTCGACGACGGCTTGCTTTTCACGACAAAGAAGTTCGGTGATCTCACCATCAAGCAACTCTCGTTCGGCGAGCTCGGAGTGATCTCCGAGGACATCGTGAACCTCTACGACAAGGTTGTGGCCAGGTCGAGCACACCCGGCGCCACCATGACGCAGCACGACGTCATGAAAACCATCGTGATGATCCTGCCCGACGTCGCGCCCATCATGGCCAAGGTCTGCAGCGTTCCTCTGGAGACCATCAACGCCCTCACTGCCGACGAGGGTGTGAAAATCTGCGCCGAGATGTGGCGCCTCAACCAGGACATCATCACAAATTTTTTCGGAATCGCCAGCAGCCTGAAGCTGGCCGGAAAGGGCTAGTCAAGGTCAAGCGTTCTCAGGCTGTCACGCTGACCGAAATTTTCAGCTACCTCGTGAGTCAGGGGCACTCCTATCAGGACTTGATGTGGACGTATCCCATTGACCTCGTGTACAACTTCTACCATACTGCTGTTGCTAACGAGCAACGCAATATGGCATTCGTCAGTGGACTCGCCCGCATCGCCAGCTACTCTGCGCGAGATCTGTCCAAGGAAGGCGCGAAGTCCATTGAGAAGCTCTGGTCGGACTACACAAAACCTCTCGTTTCCGCAAAGTCACGCGGCGCTGCCGCCACTCAGAATAGCACCATGCAGACCGGAAACAAAGCCGCAGACGGCTTGTTCAGTTCCGGCAAGTTCCAGGCTGTCCAGCTCGCAGAGACCGCCACCACCACGGGAGTGTAGTGAAACACCATGAGCACGGAACTCGAAGGCGTCTCCAGTTCTTTTGAACTCATTCTCAAGAACGCCGACAAGGTCAGCAAGCAACTCGACGACTTCGTCACTCAGGTCTCCGGGCTGGAGACCATCGAGATTGGCAAGAAGGGCGTCAAGCTCAATATCTCCGACATCAAGAAGCAGGTCACGGCGCTCAAGAAGGACTTGGCGGCCAGCTTCCGCGATATCGGCAGCATGCAGATGGATACCAAAGGTGTCTTCGCCAACGGCCAGGAGGTCGGGGATGCTCTCGGCGAAGGCATTAAGAAGGCCGCGAAGGAGCGCCTTGCTGACGTTCAGGGCTATCTCGACAACGTCATGCGCTCCCTGGCTGACGCGCAGAAACTCGCCAGCGGTAAGACCGCAAGCCCGGCCAACATGGAGGCCTTCAAAAGCTCGCTGACCGCGGTTTCTGCCGAGATAGCGAACATGCGCACGCTCCTTGTCGGTACCGAGAAGGAGATGCAAGCCCTCGCGGGACCGGGGACAGTCAGCGAGTTCACGCGCCTGAAGAAGATTTTCGGTGACGTCAACTCTGTTCTGGCAGAATTCAAGGGCGCCAGCGGCAAGGGCGTAATCGACCCCGCCTCTATGACCGCGATTACCTCGCAGGTCGATAAAACGCTTGCGTCCATGCAGACGCTGGATGTGAAGACCAGCGAGGTCTTCTCGAACATACAAAGCAAGCTGACCAACGTCGACGTGCCGAAGGAGCTCAACTTTGAGGCCGTCGGTACCGCCATTGTCAGCAACATTCACAGCGCGTTCACCAAGGTCAAGGCCGACACCAAAGAGGCCATGAAGGCGATGACGGATGCTGTGGAACAGATCACGCTCGGCGACAAGCTGGCCGCGCAGATCATGTCCCCGAAAGTCGCCAACTCCCTGGTGCAGCTTCGCGAGAACATGGATGCCCTGCAGGCGAAGTCGGAGAAGATAGGCAGCTTGCGCGAAACCATGTCCGCAACCACAGATCCCAAGGCCTCTGCGGCACTCGGCGCCGAGCTCAAGAAGGAGCTCGTCGAGGTCGAGAACCTGGCGCGTCGTGTCGCCAAGAGCAACATGGCGCTCAGCAACGAGTTCTTTGCGCAGGAGCGCGCCATGCTGACCAGCATGAGCACCGCTGCCACGCAACTCAAGACGGACTTCCTCGCCAACTCCGCAGCCATCCAGCGCATCGCTGATGACACCATGCGCTTCAAGCAGGCTATTGGTGACTCCGTGACGAAGCTCGGCCTGGGCGTCGACGTGCTGAACCAGCAGGAGAACATCAACAAGAGCATCGTCAGCATCATCCGCGCTGGCGGTGAGGCCGAGGCCGGCGCTGTCGCGGAGATGGTGAAGGGCACCAACGCCTACAAGCAGACGATGGCCTACGCCGAGAAGCTCCACACCGCGGAGGCCGCCATCGTAGCCTCCAGGCTCACCGGTAATCAGGCACTCAGCATGGCGGCGTCGCTCATCAAGGAGCAGGTCAGCGCCTACAAGCAGGCTGCCATCATGGGGAGCGGGACGGAAGCCGTCACCGCCTTCGACAAGATGGTGGAGTCCAGCAAGCGCCTCGCCGCCGTAGGGTCTGAGATCAAGCTGCGCGAGAACATCATCGCCATGACGCAGTCCATCACCAGCGGTGGCGTTCCTGCCGTGGAGAAGCTCACCTCCTCCATCGCCATGTACGAGGCCACTTCCGGCAAGGCCTTCGGCAGCCAGAAGACCGAAGTGCGCATGGTGCGCACGCTGGTTGATGAACTCGCCAAGCGCTACGAGGCCCTGGGGACGGCTTCCACATCTTCCGCCAAGGCGCAGCAGCGCCAAGTCGCCGAGAGCATCAGCGCCATCTCCAGCACCATGCTGCAGCAGGGCACGGGCAAAGCCGACGAGAAGGCGTTCGCTGCCGCGCAGAAGCTCGCAGACACCAACCGCGAGGCACTGGCGGTAGACCAGCTCCGCGCCAACTTCCAGGACGAGCTCATCGGGAAGTTCACCAAGATCCACGCCCTGCAGGTTGCGGGTGTTGACGTCGCGAAGAACTACGGCCGCATGCAGGAACTCTACGTGCAGGCCGTGCAGCAGGGCGTTACCCTCGAAGAGAAGCTCGTCGCCAGGATCAAAGACCGCGCCACTGTGATGAGCAAGCTGGCCAGCGAAGTCGACGGCATGCGCAGCGCCGCCAGCGACAACTACCTTTTCCCGGCCGCGCAGATCAACCAGTTGAAGGGCATGGTGGAGACGCTCACGCTGATGCGCGACATCCGCTCCAGCATGGACAAGAAGAACGCCGCGGCCACTGTGATCGGCGGGAAGACTGTCGACGTCGCCGCCCTGGACAAGGAGATCAAAGCCACCCAGGAGATCTTGCGTACGCGCGAGGCCGAGGTCAACGCTTCGCTGGAAGGTGAACGCGTGCACGCCGCCATTCTCGCTGTCCTCGACAAGCGCAAGGCGCTGGAGCAGGACATCGTCGAGACCCTCAAGGTCTCCAAGGAGATGGCCGCGGATACCCTCGGTGCCTACGACCGCTATATCGCTATGGCGGACGCCCTGATTGTGACGACGCAGAAGGGCATCCCGATCCAGAAAGAACTGCTCAACATGGACGAGCAGCGCCGCATGGCCGTCAAGGAACTCTTCACGGAGTACAGCCGGCTCGCGGCGGCGCAGATTGAGAACAAGGGCGGCCCGCAGGAAGGCCTTAACGCCCTGCAGCGCCAGCGCGAGTTGCTGACCAAGATCGCCAGTATCGTGGACCGTGACTACACCTTCCAGATGGACACCGGGAACGCCACCATCGGGATCGGCAACATCAACAAGCTGCTTGAGACCACCAACTCCAAGCTGGCCAAGCTGGATGAGCTCTGGAAGACCCAGGACAAGCTCTTCGGTAAGGCAGACAGCGAGGCCCTGCGGAGTGCGGCGCAGACCGTGCAGAACATCCGTGCGGCCCTGCAGGACGTCGCCCCCACCATCGTTGGCGCCAGCAAGGGCTACGACAGCATGATCGACGCCGTGATGCGCGCCGACCTGGCGGTTGGGAAGTACGCGTCCAAGCTGCGCGCGCTGCACGGTGAGCAGTTGTCGAACTCCGCGTCGACAGCGAAACAGCGTGAGGAAACGCTTGCGCTCACCGTTGCCACTGAGCGCGAGATGGCCGTCATCCGTGGCCTGCAGAGCGCGCTCGGTGGCGCTGATGCCAAGCTCCGCACCGTCGGCAGCAGCATGACAGACGCCACAACGGACCCGCAGGCGCTGACGGACAGACTCGCCGGAGATCCTAAGAAGCTGGCTGCGGTGCAGGAAGCCATGCAGCGCGTCATGACCTCCATGCGCAGCATGAGTGACGTCAAGATCAGCAAGGGCACCGTCCTCGATGCGCTGAACACCGAGGCGCAGCAGTTCCTCGGCGTCGTCGACAACGTCATCACGTCCCTGCAGACCGTGGCGGCCGTGGCAGGCAAGGTCGACCTCACGAAGGTGGCCGTCACTCCGCAGCAGGGCGCTACTGCGCGTGCCGAGCAGGAGCAGCTCATCCTCAAGACCATTGAGAAGCAGTACACGGAGCTCCTGCAGGGCGTGAACGTCCTGGGGAACTGGGAGGCGCTGCAGAAGAACATCACCGAGGCCGCGCGCCAGGGCTACGACATCGGCAAGCAAAACATGGCGGTGCTGACCAGCCAGGAAGACATCTACCGCAAGATGTTCGAGACCGCCAAGTCTCTCTACAACACCGCCGCAACCGACGCCACCCAGCCCAAGTCGGCGCGCGTTGCTGCGCTCGAACAGAGCTTGAAGCTCCTGCAGGCGCTCAAGGCCGCTGAAGGTGACATGCCCAATGGCGTGCCCGGCGGAATGGACTTCACCAAGACCATCGAAGACGCGGAAAAGCTGCGGGCCACGTTCGGAACCGAGCTCCCCTCTGCTTTGGAGAAGCTGACCGCTGAAGCCGCGCGCCTGGAGGAAGTGCTTCGCAAGGCCATCGGCGCCGCAGCCAGCCCCGGCGCCTCCACGACGAACTTCACCACGATGCAGAAGGGCATCGAAGGCGCTGTTGCGGCGCTGAACACGCTGAAGGCCGACACCAGCGACACAGCGGCGTACTCCGCTGCCTCCACCAGCATCCAGGACGTCATCGCCGGGCTGCAGAAGTGGCGGGCCGAGCAGGAAAAGCTGAACACCAACGACGGTGAGGTGACGGAAGAGTTCAAGCGCACTTCGGCCACCCTGGACAACATCGTCAACCGCATGGCGAATTGGGTGGAGAAGAACAGCGAGCTGCGCGCCGCTGGAGGAAACACCAACTACGCCACCGCGCAGACTGACATCAAGGGAATCGTCCAGGCACTTGGCCAGTGGAAGGACACCCAGGGGCAGGTGTTCACCGCGGCGCAGTCCGGCGCAGTGTTCGATAAGACCGCTGTCAGCATGGACCGCATCATCGGGCACCTGCAGGACTGGAAGCGCATCCAGGACGAGATCTACAAGGACGGCGCGAACAGCGGCCGCGATGCTGACGAGCTCACCACACAGCGCGCGAAGGTGCGCGAGGCCGAGCACCTGCTGAGCCTGATGCAGCAGATGAAAGCGGTGTCGGACAAGATCTCCGTGAAGACGGCTTCTGTCGGTGTCGACAGCAGCGTTCTCGGATCTGCGGCCGGTGCGGCGCAACTCGCCGCAGCCACCAAAGAGACGCCTAAGCTGTACATGGACGTCGTGAAGGCCAGCCAGGAGTTCAGTGGCCTCCTCGCCCTCATGGAGAAGGCTGTCGGGAAGTCCAGCAGCCTCGGCGCCGTCTTCAAGACCTACAGCCCCAGCCTGCAGACCGCGAAGACTGACATCGACAACGTGAACTCCACGTTGTCGAAGTACGCGGCAGGTAAGGCGCGTGCTGCCGCGAACAGCGCCGGAAGCAGCATCTTCGACGTCGCGCGCATGTCCTGGTTCATCCAGCTCCGCTCGTTCTGGTCGATGTACATGGGCGTCACCCAGACCATCACTGCCGTCACCGAGTACACGCACACCCTGGCGGTCATGAAGGCCACCACGGAGTCTTCTGCAAAGTCGATGGCCGCGATGGATAACAAGTTCATGTCCTTGGGGCAGAACGTCCCCATTGCGACAACGAAGATCGCTGAAGCAGCCTTGGAAGTAGCCAAGGCCGGTATGGACGCCGAGGACACGATCAAGATCATCGAGTCCGCAACGAAGCTCGCGCACGCCACCAAGGCCGACATCACGATGGTCGCGGATGTCATCACAGTGTCCCTGACCGCGTGGGGGCAGTCTGCAGATAAGGCTGCCGAGATCTCTGACATGATGTTCTCGGCGATGTCTAAGTCCCGCGCCAGCATGGAAGGCATGCAGCAGGCGATGGGCTACCTCTCCGGTATCGCCCCGCAGGCCAACGTCAGTATCCAAGAGACACTCGGCCTGCTTGCCGTGCTCACCAACGCCGGTCTCAGCATGTCCAAGGCCGCCACGTACTCCCGCCAGGTCTTGAACGACCTCATGAACCCCAGCGCTAAGCTGGTGAGCATCCTTGGATCGCTTGGTGTGAGTGTCCGTGAAGTCGACCCTCGCTTCCACAGCCTCGCGAAGATATTCAAGCGTCTTGCGGATGCCGGCATGAACGTCTCCCAGGCCTTCGAGGGCATGAGCGTGCGCGGCGCCAACGCATTCAGCGTCGCGCTGTCCAACGCTGACAAGCTCGAAGAGTTCACCGAGAGTCTTGAGGGCAACGGGGCGCTGCTTCGCGAGTACGGCGCCACCACCCAGGACGTTGCCTCGCAGTTCACACTGCTGATGAACTCCTTCACCGCACTTGGGAACGCCATTAAGAACGGCGGCGGCGAGTTCCTTATGGGCGTCATGGATGGTGTCCGTGATACCGTTTACGGCGTAATCGCGGTCATCAATATGCTGCGTGATGCTCTTGGTGAAGCCGACGTTCCGACACGCGCGTTCGCCAGAAACCTTACGAAGCTGCTAATCGTCGTTGGAACCGGGGTTATGCTGCTGAAGCTCGCGACGTTCTTGGGCACACTCACTGCCGGGCTTACTGCGGCATCCGGCGCGACAGGTGTTCTTACTGTGGCATGGACGCGATTCATCGCTGTCATATCCGCGCACCCGCTTGTCGCGCTGGCCACCGCAGCCGCCGCAGTCGTGACCATGATCGCGAGTCAGTCCAACACGATGAGCGAGTCCGTGGAAAAAATGGCGGAAAAGATTGCGCAGCTTCGCGAAGAGATAAACAAGCTCGCAAAGCTGAAGTTGCAAGAGAGCGCCGATGTCGGCATGTTGCAGCGCGCCGGTGCCGCGCGTGTAGCTGTGTCTGAGAACAAGTTGAGTACGGAGCCAGAGCGCGAAAACGCAGCAGCGAGTTTCCGCGGGGCCATGAACGTAATCATGCAGACCGGAAACGATGAAGCGAAGACACTTGCGCACAAGATCCTGGACGCTATGCCGTCTGCGAAAGATGGCGCAGACGTCTGGAAGAAATTCTTCAAGAGCGCCTTTGCACAGATCGACGAAATTAAGGGCGCATCCGCAGAGTTGGTGAAGAGCATTGCGAGCAAGGATAAGGAGCTCGTCGAGAAGGCCAAGGGAAACCTCAATGCTATATCTGCGAACATCAATACCCCTGAAGCTGATGAGATGCTCGCGGACATCACCAAGCTCTACCAGCGCAAGTCTTCGCAGAATAATCTGCTCAACGGCACAGGGATTGACACCGACAGCAATTCTTGGACGCGGATGTTCGACTACGGAAAAGTCAACGAGGAGCGGGGCGAGAAGGCCGCGGACATCTTCGGAAAGAATGTCACCGCCAGCGTTTTGCAACTCAAGGAGCTCGTAGACGGGCTCGGCGAGTCGCAAGAAGCGCAGAAGTTCGTAGACTCCGTGGCGACCGCCTACCAGGGTCTCGCCGCGAAACTGAAGGACGTGTCTGCAGAGCTCAAGGCCACGAACCGGAACATACCCGCTTCCATACTCGACGCGCAGAACGCCATAAACAAGGTTCTGGAAAAGAAAAAGAAGTGGGAGGGCAAAGATCTCCCAACCGTCGATACGCGCGCGGCGGACACCATCAAGTCCTTCGGTATCGTGCCTGATAAGGCGAGCGCGCAGGATGACATGGACGTCCTTACCGACATCAGCGCCGCGCTGAAGGACGTCAGCGTACAAGCCGCCAACCTCAAGAGCGTCGATGAAATCGGCATGCTCACCGGCGGCGCTATGGACGCGGCCAAGAAAAAGATCAATCAGGTTGGCGATGCACTTGCGAATGTCATGGAGCGCATCGCGGTGTCGAAGCGCACGCTGTCCTCCATGCCGGCAGAGGAAGCCAAGAACGTCATCGACTCCGTGAAGTCTCTGTGGCAGGCCACGCGCAGCCAGATGACGCTTGGCGACGACGATGGCTTGCTCAAGGTCGACCAGCTTGTGTCTAAGGTGCAGGCACTCGCCGCCAAGCTGCGCCTTGACCCTGCCAAGCTCGGAAAGATGCTGAAGCTGGGCAAGGACGCGCTGCCGTCCATACGCGGAGAGGCCAAGGAAGGCGCGCTGGACTCCTACGGCGACCTGCAGGGCAAGATCAGCGACACCGCTGCATCACAAACTCTGATGGACCGCTCCGGTATGTTCAGCCCAGAGGACATCAACGCCGTCAGCGAGGTGCTCGCTAGCCTTATCAAGACGCAGTTCGCCTACATCAACTCCATGATGAAGACCAAGTACGCCGTCGAGAACGCCAAGTTGGGTTTCAACGAGCTCAGCGACGCGATGACGTATCTGCGCGAACAGTTCGGGGAGAAGCTCGACACCGCCGATTACACCGAGCCCGCGTACAGCATGGCCACGCTTCTCACGGATTCCTACTTCAGCATGCGCAAGGAGATGAAGCAATCCATTCTCAGCTTGAACGAGGTCAGGGACAGCGTGGAGTCCACCAACCTCGAATACGCCAAGCTCGGCGCCATCACTGGGAAGAACGCGAAGCAATCGCGCGCGCTGGCGACCTCGTACTCCACGATGGCCGGGACCGTCACTTCACAGATGAGCACCGCGCAGAGCAAGATCGAAGCCTCCTTGAGCACCATCAAGGAACTCGACACCAAGATGCGCTCGCTGCACCAGTCCATGCTGGACAGCGAAAGCCAATTCCTGGCTAAGGTGAAGGCGATACGGGACTCGCTGCGCAACCCCGACGACTCCATGAAGATCAGCGTGGAGAACATCAACAAGCAGAGCTTGGACGTCTCCAGCAAGATCAACGCCGGCATGCGCGGGGAGGATCTCGAATCCTCGCTGGCCACGCTGCGTGATGCCTTCGTGGAGATGGCTTCGCAGTACAAGTTCCAGCCTCAGTCTGTCGGCTACCTCGCTGAAGCTGAGAAGCTGCAGAAGACTATCTCCGACATGCAGCAGGCGCGCATGTCTGATCTCAAGCTGCAGAGCGACATGGCGAAGCTCAACCAGACTATCCAGACCACCATCTACATGAAGCTCGACAAGACCCTCAGCGGCTTGATGGAAGTGCTGACCAAGCTCAACACCTCCATTTCCAACTTTGGCAAGCCGGTGTCGTCCACTTCCCTGGGAAGCAAGGCCACCGCGCTCCCGACCGTGCAGAGCGGCGACACGCAGTTCTTGAAGATGATTAAGATGGTCGAGAGCAGCGGCGACATGAACGCGCTGAACAAGAAGTCCGGCGCGCGCGGTAGCATGCAAGTCATGCCCGCCACGCTGCGTCAGCCCGGATACGATGTGCGGCCGGCAAAGGATGCGTACGACCCGAAGGAGCAGCAGCGCGTCGGTATCGACCTCATGAACGCCTTCCTCAAGAAGTACAACGGCGACGTCGTGCAGGCCATCTCCGCGTACAACTACGGCCCCGGAGTCACGGACAGCCTGCTGCGCAAGGTCGGTGCCTCTCCGGGCGATGCGTCCAAGAACGAGCAACTCATCCAGCTTCTGCCGCAGGAAACGAAGGACTACATCGACAAGGTGGCGGCGATGATGGACAAGGCCGGGCGCCTTGTGCCGGAGAAGGTCGCGGCCGCCGTCGGTGAGGTTCCCCAGGCTGCAGGCAAAGCCGCTGCGCCTGCTTCTGGTGCTGCTACGGCTCCTGTTGCAGCGATAACCGGCGGCGCCGTGGAAGGCGATCTCGCGACACTCATTGAGCGCTACAACGCCATGCAGGAAAAGCGTCTCGCTATTGAAGCGGAGTCGGAGAAACTTGTTGGAGACATTGCGGAAGCGCGCAAGAACAGCGGGCTCGACGAGACAGCGAGCGCTATAGGCACCGCACGGGAAGCCCTCTACAAGTTCAATACGGCCTTGGGTGAAACCAAAGACATCACCGTGAACACCGCGGTGTCTATGTTCACGAGCATCAAGGACAGCATGGCCAATGTGATGACGGAGGCCACGCGCATACTCGTCACCGGAGAAGGCGACATCGACGCCGTCTTTGACAGCCTCTACTGGACGCTCCTCGACGCCTACTTCAAGATGATGACCGACCTGGCCACCAAGATGGTCGTCGAGAACTTCTTGAAGACGTCCGCTGTCACTGCTGGAGCCGGCCTCGGCGTGACTGCGGCCGGAGATGCTGCCGGTGCCGCTGCAAACTCCGGCATGCTCACTGCCGCCACAACGCTGCAGACCGCCGCGACGCAGCAAGGGGCGAACGCCGCGCAAGAAGCCGTAAACGTCGGCCAAGAGGCGATAAATAATCAGGCGGACAGCACGCAACTGATAAACGAGGGCATCACAAATACCGCGCTGCAGACGGCGGCGGTAAACCACCAACTGGCCGCCGGAGACCTTAATTTTGCCGCTATGGCGCTCACCCAGGCCGCCACAGCACTGATGACGTCTGGTGGTGGAGGAAAGCCCGCGCCGGAAGGCGGAAGTGGCGGCGGGATAACCGGCATGCTCGCAGGCATGGTGGCCAACTTCTTCCCCGGCTCCCACACCGGTGGTCTGCAGCTTCCCGGATACGATACTGGTGGCCTCACCACACAGGGGAACCGCCAGAAGGACTCCATGCTTGCCGCGCTCACGAAAGGTGAGTTCGTCGTGCAGGAGCCCACCGTGAACAAGTACGGTGTTGAGTTCTTCAACGCCTTGAACGCAGGCAAAGCCCAGGAAGCCTTCGACAAGCTCCCTGGCATATCGGACGTTGCTCCCATGAACGAGAGCAGTTTCAAGGCTCCGCAGTCGGCAGCTACCGCAAGCCCAAATACTGGACAGCCTAATACGTCTTCGGGTAAGCCTTCTGTGAGCATCACCAACCTGGTGGACCCCAAGGTCGTCGAGCGCTACTTGACAACCGACAGGGGTAAGAACGTCGTCAGAAACGTGGTGAGCAGTTCCTCATACTTCAGTCGCAAATAGGGAGACAAGTGCAATGGCTCAAGCTGATTACATCCGAGGCGCAGCCGACGGCTACACGGACATGCTGTCCGTCATCGTCGCATGGCTGACCGGTACAGACGGCGGAACCCCGCACAACACCCGTGCGCTGTGGACAAAACTGGCCGACTACGTCGATGAGGACACCGGAAGCGGCGCTCCCATGAACGGAGACGGCGAACGCTGCGTCATCCTGCGCGGTGACATCGCTGGTGAGCTCCCCATCTACATCGGGTTGCGCACCTTCCGCGGCTACGAGGGGCTGAACCAGCAGGGCATCCAAATCAACGCCTACACCCACTTCGACGCCGATCTCCCCTGGGATTGTCAGGCCGGTTCCTTGGCGAGTTCCGAAAACTACGTCTCGGCCAGCCACTTCTACGAGGGCTGCCCGGCGATCCTCGTCGGAAACGAGAACGTCTGCTACTGGCTGAACGCGGATGCGAAGCGCCTCGTATGCACAGTGCGCACGCCCGTCATCCCGCAGGCCAGCGACTACACCAAGATCCGCCAGAGCGTCTGCTACGAGATGTTCTACCTGGGGTGGGCTAAAAGAATTGTATCCAAAGAAGGATACCCCTACCCGATGGTCGCCGCGGGTACGACCTATACTCTGGGCAACTCCGCGAAGGGGTATGTGCAGCGCAACTTCGCCTACAACAACATCTATGGCAGCCTGCGCCACATCCCGCCCTTCCACTGGGACTACATGATGTACGAGGGCCTGCAGTCCCTGGTGTTCACCAGCAGGACGCTCGACACTGATAACCACCCCGGCGATCTCGTCATCAACTCGCGCTGGCCGCTCAGCCGCGACAACAAAGGAAATTGCGGTCCTGCTGTTGACGGAACGAGCACCGGGGGAAACCGCACTTACGCGGCCCCTATCCCGCTCACCGGAGCTACCAACCCCCTTTGCGGCCCTACGGACGCTGACGTCAGCGGCCCCTTCAGCATCCCCTGCATTGAGTACGGAACCACTCTGCAGTCTCACCTCAAGACGGCGCAGCAGAACGCGCAGACGATATTCGTCTACGACCAGTTGCAATTTGCCAACCGCATCATGTACTTCGACGGCTTCTGGGGCTGGTACACCACCAACCCGGTGCGCAACGCCTATGTGAAGAGCTTGTGCTGGTGCACGCACCGCGTCACCGAATGCGGCTCCTACAACTACCTGAACGAGCTCGGCAGCGCTCCACCGCTCTCCACCTACGACGGCGGCATCAAGCACGATCAGGTCGCCGCTCACTACGGTTGGAACCCTGAGAAGGTCGTGGAGTCGTTGTCCGGCAAGCGCCTGCTCGTCCCCGTCTACATGGGCGCAGTGGGCTCCGTCGTGGAGCTGCAGAGCAACACCCGCTCCGAGTTCGGCTCCTTGAGCTACGACGGGGAGCAGCATCGCATCCAGATCGCTGGCGTGATGGACGGCCTGCACTTCGTGCCCGGCCTGGGGCTCTCCGCGCAGGACATCTTGAAGATCAGCGAAGAGGGCAACGTCATCCAGTACCTCATTGTGCCTGACGTCTACCGGCGCGGCGCGTACAACTACTGCGCCATGCTCCTCGGAGCCACCGAGTGGCATGAACAGAACCCCGGCGCCACCACGCCGCGCGACAACGGTTAAGGGAGGGCGTGATAAATGGCCACCATCCACCACAGCAAGTACATGAGCAATGTGTCCTTCCAGAACTTTGTTCGTGCCATCAAAGACTTCCTGGTCACGTTCGAGCCCAAGACGGGCTTCATGTGGTCCATCGTCTACAGCAGCGACACCGATAGCAGCGAGTTCTCCACGCAGCCCATCGTGTACATCCTGAAGAAGGAGTGCACGAGCACCGCCGGGCAGGCCCCGATGTACGTCAAGATGGTGTACGCCGCCGGTAAGCTCACCGTGCTCACCAGCCCCAACTACGCCGCCGCCGACAACACATCCACGCTGCGCCTCACCGGCAGCCAGAAGAACGTCCTCGAATCCGACAACGCCACCGTAGCGGTGTTCCGCGCCGATGGCGCCGCTGTCGCACCGGACGCCGCCCCGGTGTGCCGCATGATCGCCGACCCCGCATTCGACCCGCTCACCCAGCGCTTCTCCAAGGTCTGGTTGATCCGCCAGCTCGGCCCGCTGTTCGATCAGGTCGGTGAGCGCAAGAACACCAACATCAGCCTGTGGGCAACGGTGTGCACCGGTGAGTTCGGCGTCGACCCCATCACCACGCGCGGCTACTACCAGCACCTCGGATTCGGTGTGAGTGGCGAGGCCCTGGTGCCGGACGCCACATACGCCAACGGACCCGGCATGTACGCCGTCTGCGGCTCCTACACCAGCGACACCCCGGTTTCGCTCACCAACGATGAACGGGTGTGGGCGGGAGGCGGGAACTTCGCCAACGCCGTCACCGGCACCGTCGTTCTCGTCGGCGCCTGGGAGGGCAAGCAGACGTGGTTCTGCCCGGCCAGCATGTACGGATACATCCGTGACCCCTTCGAC